CGTTATCTCTCGGCAAAAAAACACCCCCTTCCCCACTCCAGAGCCGGTGGGACGATCCGCATTTCGGAAACCGACATCGAGCGGTGGCTGGCGAACGACAAGTTCGGCCTGCCCCGTGAATAGCCGTGCCAAGGGATGCGTGGGCGAACGGGAGTGGCGCGATGAATGCCGGCAGCGCGGCTATGAAGCACGCCGTGGTCGTCAATATTCCGGTCACCCCGACGCACCCGACGTCGTTTGCGAGCTCCCCTTCCACTTTGAAGTCAAACGTGTGCAGAATCTCAACGTTGCCAAGGCCGTTGAACAGGCACTTCGTGATGCAGGCCCTAAACCGGTTGCGGTCTGCCACAGAAAAAACAACCAACCCTGGCTGGTCACCATGACGGCGGATTCATGGTTCCAGCTTGTACAGAAAGTCCATCCGCCAAAACCACAGGAGACGGAATGACCGTAGGTGAACTCGTTGAAAAACTCAGTAAGCTCGACCCGGGCATGGACATTTGTGTCGACCTCGAGCAGGAGTGCCACGAAATCAAAGAAGTGGAAACCTGGAAGTCCGATGACCCTGACGGCTCGTTCGTCTCCATCATCGTAGATTTCTGAACCTTTACCCCTGGCAGCTTGAAAACGCCTCGACGCTGATCGGGGCTTTGGAGGACCACGGCGTGGCCCTGGACGCAAGCGATTGCGGCACGGGCAAGACCGTGACGGCCGTCCATGTGGCGTCCAAACGCGGCCTCCCCGTGCTGGTGATCTGCCCCAAGGCGGTGATCCCCGCCTGGAAAAACTGGCTGCGTGTCTTTGCCATCCCCCGGTTTGAGGTCATCAACTACGAGAAGCTGAAATCGCGCAAGAAAAACGAGCTGGGCCACTGGATGGGTTCAAAATGGGTGTGGGACCAGACCGAAAAACACCTCCTGATTTTTGACGAGGTCCACAAATGCAAGGGCTACAAAAGCCAGAACGGAAAGATTCTGGGAGCATCCCGCGGCGTCCATGAGGTGCTCATGCTCTCAGCCACCGCAGCCCAAAACCCGCTGGACATGCGATGGACCGGGGAGCTGCTGGGGATCCACAACGGGGACAATTATTGGAAGTGGCTTCAGTACATGAAGGTCGGCCAGGCCCCCTGGGGCGGGCTGATGTATTTCGGGGGTGCCGGTGGGCTCAAGGAAATCCACCGGTCCATCTTCCCAGAAAAAGGCGTGCGGACGCGGGTGGAGGACCTGGGGGACGCTTTCCCCGCCAACAAGATCATGGCCGAGGTCTACGACATCGACGACAAGATCGGCAAACTATACGAACAGATGGAGGCCGAAATTGCCGTTCTTCAGGAGGCCAAAAGCCAGGACTTTGACCCCAGCGAGCCCCGGACCCGCCTGCTCCGGCTACGGCAAGAAGTGGAACTGCTCCGGGTCCCCGTCCTAGTCGACATGGCGGAAAACCTTGTCGAGCAGGGCAACAGCGTCGTCATCTTCACCAACTTTATGGCCACCTGCCGGACCCTGATGGAGCGGCTGGATGCCGTTGGGGTGCACGGTGAACAGACCGACGAAGAAAGACAGCGTGCCATCTATGAGTTTCAGGAGGATAAAAAACACGTAATTGTTGTCCAGATTCAGGCCGGGGGTGTGGGTTTGTCTTTGCACGACACCAGGGGCCGGCCCAGGGTCAGCCTGATCTGCCCGACTTATTCCGCAATTGACCTTAAGCAGGCCCTGGGGCGAATTCACCGGGCCGGAAGCAAAAGCCGGGCACTCCAGTACATCGTTTACGCCGCCAACTCGGTCGAAGAGCAGGTCGCCCGGAAAACAAAAAAGAAAATTGAGCAAATTTCCTTGCTTAATGACGGCGATCTGGGAATACAACTTTATGCCTGACGTTACTGACAGCGAACTGAATCACGCCAGGTTTTCCCCCTCGAGTCTGAAATATTTCGAGGCCTGCCCCTGCTACCAGAAAACCGAGTCCGCGGAAATACACCCGGTCACCGCCCGCGGCTCGGTCATGCACAAGGCCTGCGAGACCGGAAACACGAAAGGACTGGATTCCGATGAGAAGATCCTCGTACAGAAGTGCCTATCTTTTGTCGAAGAAAAGAAGGCCGAATACACCGCGCGAAACTCCAACTTCATGGACCTCTCCGAGCAAAAGCTCGAGGTTTTCGACCAGTGGGGTTACGTCGACCGCTTCTTCATCGTTGCGGACGAGGCTGCGCTCTTTGACTTCAAGTTTGGTTTCAACCCCGTCGACCCGGCGGAGACGAACCCTCAAATGTGGGCGTACGCAATCGGCATCTTTGAAAAATACCCATTCGTCAAAAAGCTTGTCCTCTACATCCTCCAGCCCCGCCTCAACTATATAGACTCCGCCGAGTTCGAGCGTTCCAAGGACCTTGGGACGATGAAGGTCCGGATCAAGTCGATCATTGAGCGGGCCAAGGTCGCCACACCCGAAATGGCCAAACCCGGCGACCAGTGCGTGTACTGCAACCGGCTGGCCACCTGCGACGCGGTCCAGGGAATGACGCTGGCCTTGGCCAAATCTTACGACCTGGCCCACGACGCCCAGCTACCCGACCTGTTTCATCCGCGCCAGCTGGCCACCCCGGAAAAACGGGCCCAGGCCCAACGGTTGGTGCCGGTGCTGGAGGCCTGGTGCGGGTCGGTCCGCAAACACAACGTCGAGTTTGCCAAGGAGGGCGGGGAAATTCCCGGCTACAGCCTGACCACCGTCCAGGGGTCGAGACGCATAAGCGACGCTATAAAGGCGCACCAGGTGGTCAAAGACCAGCTGACGCATGAGGAATTCATGACCTGCGTGACCGTCAATTTCAAGGAGCTGTCGGACCAAGTCGCAGCCAAGGCTCCTCGGGGGCAGAAACAAGAAGAACGCGACAAACTGGAAGACGCCCTGACCGATGCGAATGCCCTCTCGCGCGGACAGGAGTCCTACCAACTAAGAAAAACAAAAACAAAGGAATAACAAAACAATAGTGAAAACTACGTTCCCTAAACCAACCAAAACAAACACCGCGGTCACCAAGCCGGCGGAGGCCACCGAGACGGCTTCCACCAGCGCCCTGGCGGAAATCGCGGAGCGTCCCCTCACCCTGGCCACGCCGGGCATCGAAGGGGAAATCAACGCGTCCGACTTCCAGATCCCGCGGCTCAACATTGCCAACAAGACCGGAGAGCTCTCCAATGAGTTTCCCCCGGGCTCGATCGTCTTCCGCAAGGAAGTTGCCGTTGGCAACCAGAAAAGCCCGGCCAAACTCGTCCTGCTCCGCATGGCCAAAAAGTACATGCAGCGGCTCCCCTACGGGACCGAGGAGCGGCCGAAGATCTTTGCGACGGCCAACGACGTGCGCGCCGCTGGCGGCACGCTGGACATCACCGAGACGGATCTGGACGTTTACGACCCGATCCTGACCCTGACGATGGCCATCCGCAGCCCGGAGGGGGCCCACCCGCTCTTTGTTTACGAAAGAAACGGCGCTCACTACGCCCTGGCCCAGATGATTCTGGCCAAAAGCGCGTACAACAACGCCGGCAAGCAGCTCATCACGGAGGCGGCCACCGCCCTTCGCACCGGTCTGACCGGTGGTTTGTATGAGCTAACCACCGCCATTCGCTCCAACGCCATGGGAAGCTGGTTCACGCCGGTTTTCCGTCTGTCGGAGCGCAACAACGAGGAGGACGCAGCCTGGTTCAACGGGCTGGTCTGATTCAAGTGGGGAAGCCCGGAATAGTGCCGCGGGAGAGCCGTGGACAAGGAATTCGTTCCCCTTCTGTTAAACACCGGGCTTACCCAACCCCCGACCAGGTCGCCGATTATGCGGCGATTGTCATCGAGTCGATCATGACCGGGGGAGGAAAGGCCGCGACAGGATCCACAAAATCCGGTCCGGGCCAATGGTTCACGAGGGATTCGATCCGGTACTCATGCGACCGGGCCATAACGCACCTCGTTACAGCCATGAAAATGTTGGACGGAAACAAGGACGAGGACGACGAGGGGATCCAGGGGCACCTGGACCGTGCGCTGTGCCGCACGGCCTTCGTTTCCATGAAAACCAAGAAAGGACAGACCAAATGATGAAACTACAGAAGATAAAACCAAATGAATTGCGGGACTCCAAAAACCTCCCGCTTATCAAGATTCGGTCAATCAAGAATGTCGACATGGTCGAGATGACCATGGACGTCGACGACAAGGTGATGGACGAGCTGGTGGAATACGGCCGCAAGGTCGCAACTCCGGAGGACTTTTTCCGCATCGCCTTCCACAAGGCACTGGTTGACAGCCTGGACGAGTTTAAGGGCCACAAACCGAGAAAGGGGTGCAAATGATGCAGTTGGCTGCTGATTTGTTGATTGCCCTTCTTAAAATTGGCGCTCTCGTTGTCGCGGGGCTTTTGGTCATGGGTCTGTTAGGTCTGGGTTACGCCATGGCGCTGTTTTCCTGGGAGCGGCTAAGGGAGTTGTGGCGCCGTGAGTAGTTTTTGGGACGGGCTTTTGATGAAGCTGTTTATACGGCTTGGAACCAGGTGGTTTGGGTTTTTCGACCTTTACTGCCCCGACGACACGACCAAGGCCATCATCATGGCCGTCGACGAGAAAACCTACAGCCAGGCGATCCGGTCAGCCGCCAAACACCTCCTTGAAAAAAAGGCTTAAGCGAAGGCCGTACCGCGTCATCGCCTACGACTCGACGAGCCCCGACAACCCAGGATTCCCACCCGCATGGACACCTCCCCTACACCCAAGAAAACCGAAACCGTGGCACAAGCCCCCTACGAAAAAGGGGAGGAAGTAGCCGACGTGTTTGCCCCGATCTTTCATCGAACCCATGACGTGGTTTTGGAGATGGGGCTTCGCCAGATGCGGGAGGAGAACGAATCCATGTGGGTCGAAAATCGGAGGCTCAAGGACAAAATCCGCACCCTTCAAGAACAGCTTAGAAAGCTGGAACCGAAGGCGGCGGATGAAAGGCACATATGAGCCAACCCGAGCAACTTGAATTTGAATTTATGAAGGAGTTCGAAACCAAACCGACCGCTTACCAGCTGGACCAGGCCGCCGTCAACTACGTGTGGGGGCTCGGTACGGTAAACCCCGAGACCACCACCCACACCACGAAAGGAAACTCCGAATGAGTGTAGATGTAAGGATACGGATAAACTCAAATGATACTACCAACGAGACCAAGTTTGAGGTCCACAAAGATTTGTTTGACGCCAACCCGCTGGAAAAGGCGATAGGCGAGGAACTCCGGCAACTGGCTTGCCGGCTCGTCGACGTCTACCTGGAAACTCTTAAAGAACCGAAAGAAGAATGCGAACCGCAGCCATCGATTTCGAAAGTTATTACGACGGAGAAATAAACATCAAGGAAATGGGCCAGTGGCACTACCTGCGGGACCCCCGCGGGGAGATCTACATGGTTTCCATCGTTGGTGAAGGTCTGGAGCCGTACTGCGGCCCCGTCAAAAACGCACCCTGGGACAGGATCAACGGGTGGCGGTGGGTGGCCCACAACTACTCCTTCGACGGGGAGTGTGTGGCCGCGCTTGGTGACAGGATCAAGGCCCGTCCGGCGGAATATTTCTGCACCGCAAACCTTGCCGCTTTTCTTGGTTCTCCCCGAGATCTGGAAGGAGCCTCGCATCATCTTTTGAACAAGGAGATCTCCAAGGACCCACGCAAGAAAATGAAGGGCCAGAAGTGGTCGGAGGTGGAAAACACCGAGTTTGCCTGCGAGATGCAGCGGTACGCGCTGGATGACAGCTACAGCTGTTTGGAATTGTACGACAAGTACCAGGACAAAATGCCGGAAATTGAAAAGGCGCTGTCCCGGCACACCATCCAGATGGCCTGGCGCGGTTTTTCGGTCAACCGGGACCTGGTCGACGAAGGCATCCGCAAGCTGGGGCAAATCAAGTGGGAGTCGGAACAGAAATTGCCGTGGTTTGAGGACGGAGGAGTTGTTCTGTCGGTGAAAAATTTCCGGTCCGAGTGCGTCAAGGCGGGCATCCCCTACCCAGAAAGTCTTTCGGAAGACTCGGAGGAGTGCGCCGCCTGGGAGGAGAAATACGGGAATCAGGTCCCCTGGGTCGGGGCGATGCGCGACTGGCGCAAGTCCAACAGCTACCTGGTCAAAATGAAGGTGCTTCGCAGCCGAATCCGTCCGGACGGCACGATAGCCTACGGGTTGAAATACTTCGGAGCCCACACTGGACGTTTTTCGGGGGATAGCCGCCTCAACGTGCAGAACCTGCCGCGCGAACCCCACTACGGGGTTGATCTTCGCTCCTGCATTGTCCCCCGCTCCGGCAAGAAGTTCATCATTTGCGACCTTTCCCAGATTGAGCCCCGTGTCCTGGCCTGGCTTTGCGGGAACCACGGGCTTTTGGATGCCGTGCGCGAAGGCTACGCAATCTACGAGGCCTTCGCCATCACCGCCAATCTGTGGAAAGGCGAGAAGGGCACACTGAAGAAATCCAACCCCAAGCTTTATCATCTTGCCAAGGCGATGGTGCTAGGGTTGGGCTACGGGGCCGGGGCCAAGAAGTTTTCTTATCTTGCCAAGACATCCTACGGCATCGACATGGATGAGTCTGAGGCTTCGCGGGTCGTCACCATGTACCGTTCCAAAAACCCCAAGGTTGTGGGGTTTTGGCGGCAACTGGAAACGGCGTTTCGCCAAAGCAAAGACGAGGGGACTTATGAAATCCAACTTCCAAGCTGGCGCACACTGAGGTACCGCAATATACGGACCCAGAACATCGGGCGCGAGAAGCCGGGTTACACGGCCCAGGTCGTCATGGGCGCGCCGCATATCAATTTCTACGGGGGCATCCTCTGCAACAACACGGTCCAGGCCACCGCCCGGGACGTGATGGCGGAGTGCATCCTCCGGTTGGAAAAAGCGGGGCTGCCGCTGGTTTTGCATGTTCACGACGAGGCTGTCGTGGAGGTGGATGCCGACGTCACCCCAAAGGATGTCGAACAACTTATGTCCGTAACCCCGGACTGGCTAGAGGGCTGTCCGGTAGCAGCCGAGGCAGTCGAGGCGGACAAATACGTCAAATAGGAGAACAATTATGGAAAACGCAAGGTTCATCGTGTTAAGAGACGGGTCGCGGGTGTCGGAAAGGACGCACCGCAACCTGCTGGACGCCCAGGTCGAGCTCGATTACTGGCGGGGAATCGTCAATAGATGGCCGGACGGCTCGGTTCTTCGCATCGAGAAGATTTACCTCAAGAACCACGAACGGGAGTAAGGCCATGCTTTTCTCCCTCAAAAACCTGACCTCGATCGAGGTCACTCCGTCGGAGCCTTGGAAACACCAGACCCCCCTGCCCCGCATGACCAAGGACGAGTTTGCGTCCTGGTCGGCCAACCCGTCGACCGACTGGCATTTTATCTCGGCCTACGAGGGCCAGGCACCCAACCTTCGTGTGTCGCGTGAAAATCCGGTCAGCCGGATGCACGGCTTTGTTGCCGACTATGACGCCAGCATCTCGGCCGAGGAAATCCTGGTCGGGCTCAACACCCGGGCCAAGGCCGGTATGAAGCCGGCGTTCGTTCACCGCACCGTTTCCAACGGCGTGCGGGTGATCTGGCTTTTTGAAAAGCCCCTGGCCATCGTGCCCGGGCTGTTGGATCCGTTCCTGACCCGGCTGGTTAAGGCCGTCAACGCCCGCCAACTGTTTGCCAACCTGGACGACAATTTCCGACGACCGGAGCAATACTACGCCTGGTTGCCCCCTTCCACCGAGGTGTCGGACCACAGGATCAAAAGCGACACGCTTTTTGCGATGTTGGCCGCGGCGTTTGACGCCTCGACCCGGTATCGCGGCGAGGGCCCAACCGAGATCCCGACCGACAAGCTGCTTGAGCGGATCAACGTGCTGTATCCGGGCCGCTTGCGTGGAAATTTTGAGCTGAACGGGAGGACCAACGCCTTCTGGGTTTCCGACTCAACCAACCCTTCGGCATGTATCGTCACGGCCACCGGGATGATCAGTTTTTCTCAGGACCGATCCTTTTACACCTGGGCCGACATCCTGGGCACCGAATGGGTGTCCGAGTTCCAAAACAGCCGCCTGGGCGGACCTATGGGGCACTACTGGTACGACGGGATCAAATACTGGAGACGCGACCACGCCGGATCCTGGCGCGATGCCACGACCGACACGGCCCGCAAGGACATCGCCGGGCTATTTCAGCTCAGCCTTTCCAGCGACGCCCGGGGCGAGATGGCCGAGGTGGACGAGGCTATGCTCCGCATTCGGGAAAACCGCCGGGTCGATGCCACTGGTCCAATCCTTTACAGTCACGAGGAAGTCGTCCGCTTTGGCACCCGCTCAATCCTTAACACTTCCAGGGTCAAAGTTATCTCCCCGGCCAACGAATCAGGCGGGGCATGGGGAGAGAAGTTTCCATGGATCGCCAGCCTGCTTAACGAGTTCTTCGACCCGCACGACTCGCTCAAATACTTCCTGGCCTGGCTCCGGCACTTCTACATGACGGCCTCCAGCGGGATCCCGGCCCAGGGGCAGGCGGTCTTCATTGCCGGGCCTGCGGGGATGGGCAAAACCCTGCTGGGCACTCGGATCGTGGCCGGGCTGATGGGTGGGGGCTGCGACGCCTCCAGCCACATCGCCGGCGGGGACCAGTTCAACAACGAGCTTTTTGAGGTCGGCGTCCTCAACATCGACGACGCCGTCGCCTCGACGAGCTACGAGAAGCACCTTCTCTTCACCAACGCGATAAAGAAGTTTGTCGCCAACACCCAGCACCGCCATCGGGCGATGCGGGAAAACCCGACGACGATCAACTGGGTTGGCCGGGTCATTGTCACGCTTAACGACGACCCGGAAAGCATGCGGATGATCCCCTACACCGACACCTCGATCCTGGACAAGATCATGCTTTTCAAGGCCACCCACCGGGAGTTCCCCTTCCCGACCAAGAAAGAAATCGACCGGATCCTCTCGATCGAGCTGCCGGAGCTGGCCCGCTGGCTGGTTGATTGGGAGCCGGACAAGGCGCTTTTAGGCACCAACCGGTTCGGCGTGGTCAGCTACCACCACCCGGAAATCTTGGAGGACACCCGCACCACGCACCCCAACCACGCCTTTTCGGAGCTCCTGGACAAGTACCTTGGCAACTACAAAACCGCCCAGAACGGGCACGCGGTCAAGGTATGGATAGGATCGGCCACCGACCTGCTTAACGGGATGCTCAACGACGCCGAGCTGGAAAAGCTCGCCCGCCACTATGTCTCCAGTCCGGACCGCATGGGCCAGCGTTTGGCCAAGATCATGGCGATCCGGCCGGAGCAGATCCAACGACGCAAATGCGGAGGTAAAATCACATGGGAAATCGCGATCGAGCAACAGTCCTAAAAACCGGGAAGCGTTTCCGAAAAGTGGTGCGCCTGTACCGGAAAGCCGTGGCCCTTTGCAAGAAGGGCCTCGATTACTACAACCAGGCCGAACGGGAGTACAACAAGCTCCCCAAAAGCCAAAAAATAATGAAGGGAGAAACCATCAAATGAAGTTCACATTCATCGGGGAACACCCAAAACCGGATCCAATCACCAGCATGCGGCATAACCATTGGTGGGAGGACTCCGCGGCCAAGACCACCCATGAGTTTGAGTGCATCGAACTGGGGACAGTCATGCGGGAATTCAAGCAATTCCTCCTGGGATGCGGGTTCTACATCAAGGGGGAGATTGATGAGATCGATCTCTACGACGAGGAAAAACCCAACATCGGCACCGAAACCACGGACAAGCTGCGGGAGCAGTTTAGGGAGGAGAGCGAAAAATGAGCCGGACTGTACACCAACCGTCAAAACGTGACAGTTCATGTGCCGTAATACACGTTTTTGCGACATATTCGTGTAACGCAGTCCACATCGTTTGAAACGGAGGCAGTAAACCACCGTTAAGTATCATTTATGCGTATTATCTCAAACAAATCGGCCAAACGCCCAACCAATTGATGAACAACAGGTTGTTATTTGATTGGGAAACGTCCTTACAAAAAGGAGAAAATCTATGAGCTCAGGCAGCTGGTGGTGGCCCCCCAACTGGCCGGTGCCCAAGGGAAGAGAACACCTGTATGAAACGAGCACGACCACCAATACAACCCGAAATCTGGAGGAAGAGCGTCTGGTCGGAAGGATCGGCGTCCTGACCAAGCGGGTTGAACAATTGGAGACCCAGTTCCATGGGCTTTATGACTCGTGCTGCGACCTGATGGGGAGGATCAAGTCGCTGGAAAACCAGATGCTCTGGCACGGACCGGTCGAAAAAAACGACCGGATCGAAGCCATTGGCCGGGCGGTGCGGAGCGAGCGGGACGCCAACGACGCCGGGCCCACAGCGGGTCTCAAAATCCACATGTTTGGCGACGAGGTGGAGCTGGAGGAGCAACTCCGCGACGGCAAAAAGAAGATCTCCAGATACGCCATGAAAGAGTTGAAACAGCGGTTGAAACGAAAATGACCCACGCCGCCAATCTGCCGTTCCATCAGTACGTGTCGGTTGACAAGAAAATCCTGAGCGGGAACAAAGCCGAGGGATGGGAGGAAGCCGTCTGGTTCGGGCTGATTTCCGTTCCTCATCGGGCATGGGGTTGCACGGTGATGTTAAAATGCGGCGCAATTTACCGGGGGCTACCGATTTCCGCGTTGGCCCACGACAAGGTCGGAGAGGAGCAACACTGGGGCATCGGGGAAGCCCAGAGGTGGGATTGCTTTGGTTATTCCTTCCAGCCAATCCGCTATGATTACCTCCGGGAGCTGGATTGCTCGGTCTGGATCCCGAAACGAAACTGCTGGTTCGCCGGCCATTACGTCTTCACCGCAGAACCCTACGAGGACGGGTATTCATTGGAGCCCTCGCAGACCAAAAGCCATCACTTCATTGCCCTGGTCAACGGCCGTTACGCCTGCGTCCCGGGCAACAATGTGCTTTGGAAGGAGTCCAGTTTTATCCGGGAGGGCGGCAAACCAGACTGGCTCAAGGTTCAAAGCGAGACCTGGCACGCCGAGGAGCCCGGGTTTGACCGGGTGGTGACGGGGGACAGTGCCTGATTATTGACCGGTATATGCCAGTATCCTAACCTACCTACTCATGCCCCTCGGGAACAAACGCGATTACAAAAAGGAATACCGTGAGTACCACGGCAAGCCCGAGCAACTCCGCCGCCGTGCCGGGCGAAACGCAGCCAGACGAAAAGTGGCTAAACGGCGCGGCCTGGCAGCAATCCGTGGCAAGGACGTCAATCACCGGGACGGCAACACCTGGAACAACTCATCCGCCAACCTTACCGTCGAATCCAAGTCGGTAAATCGCGGTCGAAAGTATTGACTATTTCTGGTCCGTATTTAATCTAACACCATGCCCAAAGACGCAGGAACAGACGTAGTATCAGAGACGCAAGACCCGCAACAGATTCTTTACAAGACGCTGCCTGACATGGAGACCCTAAGCCGGGAGTCCATGGGTAAGGCGGGTGCCAATTACATCTCAACCACCGCCGCTAATGTTGACGGAGCCTGGGGTTGCATAACGGCCCTTGAAGACACAGTTTTTACAACCCTGACTTCCTCCAACTGGACAGGAAGCACGGCAAATTTGCCGCTTAAGACCGGGGTCACAATTTACGGGGCTTTTTCGCGCGTCAATTTACAGTCGGGTAAGGTAGTCGCCTACAACGCGGCTTAATTTGAAGTGCCAAGGCTAAGCCGGGCATTAAAAATGAGAAGGTAAATGAGTTATGCCGCGCTTAGGTTTATCTTTGGCTGTTTCAACCGAGGGCGCCTCATCAAAAACCAGCCCTAGCGGAATCGTTGGGTTCCCGCTTCGCCTCCGTATGTTTAACGGGGCCACATCGGTCAATCTTTACCGCATAACCAACAACGCTAATTTAGTCGAATACATTTCCGACAACGAGGTTTATTATGCTTTGTGGGCCTTTGGATCGAACCTTGGTGAGTTGTTCGAAAACTCAACATTGTTTTCAGGACCCACCCTCGGCTCTGCGCCAACAAATTGGCCTACGACAGGGTGGGCGGGGGGCTGGCAGTTTGGAGTGGCGAGTCCAACTCTAGTCACCCTTTCCTACGCCTCTCCCCAGAGCTTTGCGTATTCAAACTCAGTTCCCTCCATCGTCCTCACTTCGTCACCTGCCATCAACGCAAATCTGTTCACGATTTCTGGGCTTTCGTCCTCAAATGTTGGAACTCAATACGCCGTCATTAGCCTGGAAAAGGCGGATTACTATTTGGCTAACTCTGTCACCATTCCCGTCGCGATCACCAAAAGGAATGTCACCCTTTCCATCAACAACCAGTCTTCCACCTACTCCCCCAACGCAACTTACAACTGGTTTAGTGCCGTGGGCGTATCCACCTTGGCCGCAGGGGACACGATTCAGGGTCGATTTAACTCCGATCTTTTAACGGGAGTTCCCGCCGCCAACGCAAACGCGGGAAGCTACACGATTTCATTTAATCCCAACTACACATCCCAAAATTATAACATCACCAACTCTCCGGCTTCAGCAACTTGGACGATCAACAAGGCAAGCCAGACCATCACCTTTAACCCCAGCGGCACGGCTCTCACCACCGACACCACCAATCTCTCTGCCTCGTCCACCAGCGGTCTTACGGTGTCCTTCTCCGTGGTAAGTGGTCCCGGCTCGATTAACGGCTCCACGCTCACCTACTCCGGGGCGGGAAGCGTGGTGGTAAGGGCGAGCCAAGCTGGGAACGGAAACTACAACCCTGCAACAAATGTGGACAGGACGATTACTGTTTCGGCTCCTCAAGCCAGCGGGATTCCTGTTTCTTCTACACTTGGTTTTTCTTGGGGCGGTCACACGTGGATAAAAAGCACAAATCAAAACTTTAATGACGTTACACCGGGAACATTTTTCTACAGAAGAGACAATACTAACATCAGTGAAAACCCGGGAACCAATCATTTCATTTTCTTTTGGAGCGGACCTAATGGGCCAGTAAATACTTGGGTTCAAGCGTACACTGCAACTGAGTTTATAGATGATGGAGATGATCAGGGTATTTACTCAATAACCAATTACGACTTAAACTCTAATTTTTTCCCCTCGGGTTTAAGCTATAATTCGGCTGGAATATCTGCGACCACGCTTCCCGCCACATTGAATGGAACTCCTGTAGTGGCGGGTATCCCCACGGAGACAACTGAACAAATTTCTGTAAACGGGTCTACCTATTACAGGGCCGGTAGTAGTCCAAATTATTACTACACGGATAATGATATTAATACTTTTCAATGGTGGCCAAGCATGGGTTGGTACATTCAATCAAGCGGTGACAGTGTGTACTATTACGAAAGTGGGCTCGGTAATCCCTATTTAATGCCTACTTCGTTCACGGGTGGCGGAGTTACTTTTAACATTACTCGTATTGCATGAACACGTGTTTAGATCTTCCTGCAAAAGCATTAAAATATCTTGATAAAGTTTTTGACTTTAGTTGTTTGCCTAAAAAGTGTTTGTCCGCAAAAAGAAAAGAGGAAAATAGGGACGCCATGTTTTATTGCGGAGAAGAACACCTCAAGGAAAGCAAAATAATTGACTCTAGCTTTTACAAGGATCTGCTTCATTTAACCGAAGTTAGAGAGAACGTCCCTATTGAGGATCTGGCTGAATGGTTGTCCGAAAAGGGCTACTCTTTAGCGGAAAAACGGCCCTCTGGATGCTTTTACTACCCCCCCGATGGCTTTATGGCGTGGCACACCAATTACAAAAGAAACGATTGGAGAATCTATATTGTGAAAAGCCTTAAGGGAGATAGTTTTTTTCGATACGTAAAAGATGACGAAATAGTCACAGATTATGACCCAAAGGGCTGGTCTTACAGAATATTTTATGTTGGAGATGAAGCCAACCCGTTTTGGCATTGTGTATATGGAGGATCAGGCAGATACAGTATAGGCTTTAGATTAAAAGCCATCACCGCCGCATGAGCGAGAACAACGGAGCCTCTTATTTCAGCAAGTTCAGCGAGGATGACATTCTCGCCGCGATCCCTCCAGCCGGTCATCCACCCTGTCTTTGTCCTCGTCCCTGAAATCCAGGGGGTCCCGGGACAAAACCTGTTTAGCGTCCAGATAGCCCTCAACAGAGGCCAGGTCGTCGGGAGTTTGTTTGTCCATAAGCCAATCCTATCAGGTAGGGTCGGTCAGTAAATAAGTCGGCTTAAACCACCAGCAGCGAGACTTTTACCGTCAAACCATGGGGCAAACCCCCTTAGGGTAACTTCGAGGTTACCCCAAAAATGAAGTTCCTGGGCAAGTTACCCCTGAAAAAGAAGTTGATTGGCAACGGCTTTCAGCAGCTAGGGTAACTTGGGTAACCTTTTTGACCCCCCGGGTTCCCGACCTGGGCAAATCAGCGTAAGCCAAATTCCGTATATGGGTGTGGGACTTTACAATATTTTTAGTTACCCTTAGTTACCCTAGTTACCTTTTATTTTAACAATCAACGACTTAATCCGGGTAACTTGCTTTTTCCAAGGGTACCCTTGCCTGACCGTAAGCAAGCCACCAGGCCAAACGTCACAAGCCTGGCTACGGGAACAATAAGGATTGGCAGGACAAACCTCAGGATTCTTGTCCGGGTCATTTTGCCGGCCGGTGGTACAGGGCCAGCTTGGCCACCTTGTCGATCAGCCCCTTCTTGGCCTTGGGTCTTTGCGTGAGCGGAACCACCATCTTTGGCTTTTTGGCCACTAGAACCTTACCTTGTTGAGGATTGCCCTGCGCTTGGCACATCCCTTGCAGTCCTTGATCCTGGTGCCAAAGACCGCGTCCAACATCGCCGCGACAGGCATCGCAAACATGTGGACCAGGTCCCCGAGACCCGACCTTGTGCAGAGCCCGGGATCCTCCTCGCACATCTGCTGGATGATCTGTCGCTTGTAAAACGTGCGCACCGTGTGGTCCATGGGGTCCAGGGCCTCGTGGCGCGCCACGGACGTGATCAGGGCCTCCAGGTCATCATTGATCCACGTGGAGCCCTTCCCCCTGTATTTCCAAACGTAGGGGCTTTTATTGGCACTCATTTGACATTAAGGAGCCACGGCCCAGGATTGACGGGTGGACTTCCAGACAAACTTTCGTCGCGTCGAAAATGACGTCTCCGCCCTGGCCATCCTCATGTCGTTGCTTGAGGACAGCCCCAACCACGAGGTCACGATCAGCAAAAGGGCGACCAGGGACCTGGCCGAGTACGTTGCCAATTCCAAGGCAAATGACCGACCCTGCGTGGTCATGGTGGCCGAGGACGACGGGATGAAACTCAAGCTTTTGAAAAGCCACTCCGAGGTTTCTGATTTTGTCGATGACATGATCGAGGACTAGAAGTCCGCCGTTTCAAAGTGCTGCATCAGCTCCTTGGCGTCCTGGACGTTGTCCTGGATGTAGCCTCGGAGTTTGTGTTTGAGGATGCGCTCCTCCCTGCCCTGCTGCTTTTTCAATTCCCCCAGTGCAACCTGGGAGTCCTTGTAGACCTTGATCGTGTCGCGCAGCTCATGGCGCAGCGCGAATATTTTTTCGTCAAGCTGCTCAAGCAGCGATTCGGTTCTTCCGATGTCTCGGCGCATGGCCCGCAGGCCGGCGCCCATTTTTTGGAACCACGATTTGAATTTCACCGTTTCCATGAGCGCAAGTTTGCGCCCATGGAAAACGGGATCAACTAGTCAGCGGATGACAAAACGCTGAAAATATTTCAGCGTAATTTCAAATCGTATCCGCCGTACCAGGCTTCCTGGCCCCAGTTGGAAGCTTTCATTTCCCCGATCTTTGTACCTCCACGATACAGGTTGTAGCCACCGGGCCATTCCTGAGTGCCCCACACGGAGGGACGTATTTTGATGTCTTCTGCGAATGCGCCGGCCGTCACGGCGCAAAACAACAAGACGGCAATTGCGTTTTTCATGTTGGTTTAATTCTACGGACAAAAACCAGGACGCAACAAAAAAATAAATTTAATTTTTTCTGTACGTGTATATATGAAGTCTTATTGCGGCGGGGGGTGGGTGGGCACGGGGGCATATGCCACAACGACAGGGGGTTGCACTGCCGACCAGCTATATATGTATTGCATGCGGAAAGTACCGACCCAGGTGAGGTTGGTGTTTCCCAAAACCGTGCGATATGTAAGGAGTTAATATGGCAGTAATTGCTAATGCTAAAGACAAGGTGCAGGCGCTAACCTCTGAGTACAAACCCAAGGAAGGTGCCCTTTACCTCACAGTGGCCGCCAACAAGTATGGCCACCTCGGCAAGGTGATCTCCGGATCCCCCGCCGCGAAGACCTTCAGCGTGCTGGGCGAGATTCTCGCTTCCGGCAAGTCGCTGGATATCAGCGTTCGGCCCTCGCAACGCGAGGCCGGTGCGCTGACCATCCGCGTCGAGGTCGATGAGTGGAAGCCGATTCAGAGTCAGGATTCGACGGCGAACTTCCTCCGCTCGAAATACCTGAAGAGCTGACGCTTTACCGAACCCCGTGGGGACTGCAAACCCACGGGGAACGGTTATTCAAACCGGTCTCGTCTCTGTATCTATGACATTACTGGCAGTTACTGACAGCGATTCCGGCGTAAGTTGCTGCAAAACCGCAATGTTCATTGTTTGGGTCTTTGACCCTTCGGACAACCCAAAAGCTGTCGTTGCCACACGATTCACCTTTTCAAGCGCGGTAAAATGTTCGTCCACTTCTTCACGCGAAGATGGTGGTTGGACCGCGAGCGCATCCATGCCGCGCTGAACTTCTTTCTTTAAGCCTGACAGATATGCTTGGGCTTCTCCCGTTTGTTCGGCTGCCACAGATTTAACAGTTTCTGTTATCTTTTGTAGCACTTCTGTTCTCGTTGGGGCGATTTTGTTACGCCTCATGTGCATGCGAATCGTCGGCTGTTTGATGCCGTACTTCGCTGCAAGTACATAAACAGGAATGCCTCGCAGATAATCGGCCTCAATCACAGGCCAATTGGTTCGTTTCACTTCCACGTAACAGATTGTAACGGGCGTTACAGCTGTTGCAAGTCATTACTGACAAAGAAAGGACAATAACCACCATGCACACCCCTAGCCTGATCGAATCCAAGCTCCAGGACTTGACCCTGGAGAACACCAAGTTGAGGCAGATCATCTGTGTGGTCGCTCCCTCCCTGGCGACCCGACTCGACCTGTTGCTGGCCAACTGGGAGCCCAAAGCCGCCACCCAGCAGGAAGCGAGGGCGTAACCACCATGCACAAACCTTGGTACATCGTACGCATTACCAGCGACTCGCAAGACCCCTGGATCATCAAGTCCTTCTGGGACCGGGCAACAGCCTACAAGGAGCTCATCTTTGCCGGCTACGAGTGGAACGAGGAGTTCCATGTCATGCATTACAACACGCTCATGGCGGTTAAGCGTGACAACCAGCTCAAGGCTGAACGCCTGCGTAAACAGGAGGAAGGCTGGTTAAGTCAGAAATTCCAAGCCGAGCTTCAGCTCGGAATGGAGCGCGCATGAAAGGCGTCGCTTTCTCCCCTGAGTGGCCTTACGTGCCGATCCTGCTCAACCACCATGCAAGCCCCAAGCCTGAAGGAGTCTTTGACCAATGCCTTTTGGCGGTGATGCCTTGCTTTAGCGAACAGTGGTTGCGCTGGGTTCCCCAGACCAACTGAACAGACCGTGGAATAGTGCCGGAGGAGAGCTCCGGACAGCTCCGTGTGGGGGCTCATTTAAACACCACGGCTTGAATTTCCGGCTCATGCGAACATCCGTCCCGCATGGGCCATACATGGCGGTTAGGACGGAAAGTACAGGAGTAACACCATGCTTGTATCAAACGAGTTCCCCATGGATGGGGACATGATCCAACAAGAAGCAAAGAACGACCTCCTGGGTGCCATCCACGCCGAGTTTCAGGCGATGGGGCATCCGCTGGCCGAACACGACCAGGCCTCCTACGAGCGCCATCTGGTCCGCGAGGTATCCGAACTGGAGGGCTGGCTCAATGATTAGTCTGGCCAACCAACTCGAGATGATCCGACCCCAACTCAACCTCAAACCCTCGCCGGCTCCCGTTGTCCCCAAGGGAACAACGCCGGCGCCTGCCGTCATCCGCATCCCGGCCAAGGTCATGCGTGATGGCGTCTCCTGGAGCCCGACATGCTGGTACAACCCCAAGAGCAGCCATGACCGGCAGCGTGCCATGAGGTACCTGCAGGAGTCGCTGCGCTACGGGGTCAGCATCGACCCGACCAGCCGCTGGTCCATTCAGGTCGGCAACTCCTCGTTCCGCATGCGCGACGAGGCTGAAATCACCGCCTGGATCAACGACTGAAAACACCGGTCAACAACCCAAAGATTGGTTATTGACACAACCCCGCCCGTAGTTCGAACCTTGGTGCGGGTAATGACAAAACAGAAAGGATAAAAGAACATGACCAAGTCAGCTGCACGCAGAGCAAGTAAACCAAAAGACGTGTCCCGCCTTGTAAGACCTCCGCTCCTGCAGGCCCAGCTGGATAATATCCGGCTCAAAGCGACCGTGGAGGAACAACGGAAAGAGATCAAACTTTACCGCGACACCCTCGCCCAAATTCGTGACATCGCTTTGTTTGGCAGGGCTCACGGGGAAAAAGAAAGAGATCGCACCAGCCTTGGGCGCTTGACGGAGATTAACAGCCGGGCTTTCCGGGCCTTCAACTGGCGGGACCTTGAAGCCAAGGAGGAGGTCCGCGAGCTGGCCAAGCTTTACGGCCTTTGCCCATGAGCGCCATCAGAACCCCCACCAGGAAGTGGCTGGAGAAGCTGCCGGACGCCTACAAAGAGGCGTTCTACGACAACTTGGCCAACTTCAAAACCAACGACCTTTGGGAATGGATCATTGATCTGTTGCCCTTGCGGGATGCGGAGGACCTGCTCGCCAACCTCACCAGTCACTGGGAGGAGGACGAGATCGGAACCCCGTACCGCAAGAGCATGAAGTCCCCAAGCATAAAAGTCAGGGGGCTTGTTTCAAAGTGAACGACAACCCCGACATGACTGACGGCAGAGACCACGCCGACTGGGTGGCGGAAGAGCGCGAGAAGTTCGAGCGCATGGACCGCTACGACGAGTCGGGTTACTGGAGGCATTTTAGATAATCATGAGCATACAAACCATCAATCGATTCGAGATTACACCAAGCAACGACAGCTCCAACGGGATGCACAAGACCGGGGAGCTGAGGAACATCACCGCCGGGGAGATCGTTGAGATCCTTGGCTTTGGACCCAACCACGACGACGATCCTTCCAAGGTCGTTCACTCCTGGCTCTTCAAGGTCAGGGATGTGACCGACCCTGAGTCCAAGCCCGTGCTTTGCGGGATCTGGGATTACAAGGGATCGCATCGTTTCAAACAATTCAGCACGTACGGCCCGCATGATCTACTCAATAACCTGTTCTTTGGGCACTACCACGGGCAGGTGTACTGACAAAGGAGGGACAATACATGGCCACATTCAGGCTTGAGATTAAAACTGACAACGCAGCGTTCGGAGACAGCCCCGAGTTGGAGCTGTCCCGCATACTTGAAGGGCTTTCCGAGGAAGTTTTAAGCGCTTCCGAGGAAATCCTTATCAAGGACATCAACGGCAACACCGTTGGAAAGGCCACTTTCAGATGAGCAAGAAACCCAAGTCCAAACCCAAGTCCAAACCCAAACCCAAAGTCAAAGACACCCAGACACGAGCGGAGAAGATCGAGGCGGCCCTCGAGGACTTCGTCTTCTTTTGTTACGACCCAAACATGTCGCTTCATGAACTGAGGGACAGGGGACAGGAGGCCCTTGATTCCAAATGAAACTAAACCGGACATCCACCAAGGAGCTGGTCGCCATCAGGACCAAGCTCGAGACAGTACGGGAAAAGACCGCCAGCCAGCCCGCCAAGGGCAGCGAGACAGGCAGCCTGTACTACCAGCATGTCGTCATTGAACTCAACAAACGGGAGGGCAAATAACCATGGAAACCACCGAACTATTCACCCGATGGCTGCTGCCCTTTTACACCATCCTGCTTCTGGCCCTGGCCTGGAGCGTGTTCAAGGAGCACCGATGACCACAGCGTTGGATACCCAGTTCGACGAGGACATTGACGCCCTTGTCGGCAACCACCATGCACAACCCAAAAACCTAAGGCTCTGGCCCATCGCCACGGAGAACCAGCTGTTGGCCAGCTTCATGGGATGGGAGAAGATCCCCAAGTCTTCGACCAATGCCTTTCCCGTCAACAAGGCGACGGTCAGGATTCAGGGATACAGGGAAAGTCTTCCAATCTACGGGGTTTACTTCCTTCACTCCTCGCGTCAGTCGGGCTACGGCTACGTGTACAGTGAGCGGCTGATCGTCACGGCTTACGGGACGTCGCCACGCAAGTGGGGGTTCAACGGTTACTGTTTCACGGGAGGACAACTTCAGGAGGTCCACGACACGGTCGAACACATCGAGTCGCGGATGATGGAATACTATTCCCACAAGATCAAACTTTCAGGACGGAAAAAGCCGTCGGCATCTTCGGCTTCATGAGCCGATTCATCACAAAACTCAACAGAAAGGTACGCCTACTATGGCTAAACATACTGCAGTCATCATCGCCACACCTGATCAGGTTGATCGGTTTGGCAAAGCAACGGATCAACTCAATCAGGCACGCAAGGTACGCGAAGATCTTATCGACAAGGTTTTCAAGCCTGCGTCCGATTCTGGTAACACGCACTGGGCAGGGCTGCGTTATCAGATCACTGCCTCTGAAAAGAGTGTCGGTCGGCTTGACCCGGAAAAGTTGATCGAGGAACTCCAGCGCCGTGGCATCACCGATGCCAACGTGCTGGTCGAATCCTGCCGCACATCATCCCACGTCGTTTCCTTCCGCTCCTCCATCCTGGTCGGGCGGCTGGCTCATCTCGTGGATCAACGGGCTGCGATTGCAGCCTAAAGGAGAATCAACATGGCTAAGTTAAAAGCAACCGACACGGTCACCATTGACCAACTCGACATTCACCCCTTGCCCGCACCCACCAAGACGTTCATGCCCGTGGCCCACGGCCGCGTACACGAGCTCTTCAAGGAAGCTGCCGGCATCAACAAGCAGGCCATCCGGCCCGCATGGTTCAAGCTCGCCCCCAACGGCGAGGTTGCCATGGGCTGCTACGACCTGGACCTGCCCAACCTGGACACCAGCGAAAGCAAGGCCCAGGTGGGTTGGATCAACAGCTGGGACAAGTCCTTTGCAGCCCGCACCTACATGGCCGAGGAGATCAAGGTTTGTTCCAACGGGATGGTCTTTGCCATCCGGGTGGTTGCCCGCAAGCACACCACCGAGATCCTGACGGACCTGCCCGGGCTCATTGCCGGGGCTTTGGGTGATGCGGAACGCCGGTTCTTCGGCAACCGCCAGCGCATCCAGGCCTACAAGGGAACGGAACTCGAGGACAAGGACGCCGACCATCTCCTCATGGAGCATTGGCGGCGCGGTGTCTTTGGGGATCGCCAGCTCAAGGCGGCGCATGACGAATACCGGGAACCAAACTTCCAGGCGTTTCGTCCCCGCAATGTCTGGTCCTTCCACAACGCCGTCACCGAGACGCTCAAGCGTTCCATTGCGTTTGACGCCCCTCACCTGACGACCGTGTCCAACGACCTGCTCGACGCCTTTGTCGGCTTCGACGAGTCGAAGGTCCAGTACGCCGGAGTCAACTGATTCCAAGGATCGGGAGGGTCGGGACAACCCCGGCCCTCCCTTTCCCCATTATGCCACCCATTAAAACCAACGGGGCCTGGATCCTGGCATGGATATCCATGCTGGCAGGCATCCTGTTGATCATCGCGAGGAGTATCCTTTGATCATCACCAACTCAAGACAGAAGCCCGTGCAGTCGGCGGAGTTTGAGGAAAAACAGTTCAGCATACGCCTCAATCCCAAGCTGTTCGAGGCTTTGGGTTCGCTTTACACGGACCCCATCCTGGCCTTGTGCCGGGAGTACATGACCAATGCGGACGAGGCGCACCAACTGGCCGGGCATAACCGACCCATCGAGGTGACGCTCCCGACCAAGCTGGCCCCGGAGTTCATCATCCGTGACCAGGGTCCGGGCTTGCCCAAGGAAAAACTGTTTGAGCTGTTCACCACCTACGGCGCCAGCGGCGACGAGAAGGAGACCAGCAACGACTACGAGGGCGGCTTCGGATTGGGCGGCAAATGCTGGCGTGCCTATGCCGACAGCATCATCGTCGAGTCCTGCCACAACGGAACCAAGACCACCTATTCGTTCTTCCTGGACGAGACCAACATGGGCAAGGCGGCCATTCTGGCCACCGAGCCAAGCCGAAGCAGCGGCATCACCATCAAGGTCCCGGTCAAGAAGGAGGACATCGACACCTTCACCAACCGGGCGGCCAACATCGCCTGGATGTTTCCGGTCCGGCCCAGGTTTACCAACCTGACTGACGCCCAACTGGAAGAGCATGTCGACGAGGACCTTAAGTTTGGGGAACGCAAACCCATCTACCGGGAAACCCGTTACGTGTTCTTTGGTGACTCCAAGAAATCGTTTGTCCGCATGGGGCGTTTGTTATACCCCATCGGCACAAGCCACCTGCCCTCCAACTTCAATGTGCTTCTGAAGAACCTCATTGAATCGGGCATCGTGCTTGAGTTGAATGTCGGCGAGGTGGACCTGGCCCCCAGCCGGGAAACCCTCAAGTACACCACCCGGACGGTCAGCGCATTGTTCGGTGAACTGAAGAAGATTGCCGACAGCCTGTCGACCAACCTGATCAAGACCGTTGACCAGATGCCCAATGAATACGAAGCCATTCTGAAGGTCAACGAATTGTCGGCCCGGGGTTACACCACCCACTACCACTACCGGCGGGACAGCTCCAACTTCAACAAGGAGCTGGCCAAAAAGCTGGATGGCAAGTGGACCTGGCAGGGCAAGCCGTTGGCCACCAAGGAATACTCCATCAAGAAAGTCTTCAAGAACATCTACAATGATTCTGACGGGGACTTCAAGGATTGGATCAGGACCAAAGGTGTCAACATGCGTATCCTCTGGAAGCATCCCCACCGGGACAAACTCCAGACGGACTTTGAAAGCGAGATCATCCCCCACGGGAAGGCCGCTTTCTTCCTGACGGAGCGTTCAGGTTTCCCGGTCAAACGGATCAAGAAGTACCTGGACGCCAATCGGGAAACCATCGACCACGTCTACGCCATTGGCGTACACCCCAAGTCGAGGGACCTGTTCACCAAGGTGTATCCCAACTTCTGGACACTGCCTTTCCTAAAGGCGGATGACCTGCCCGAGCTTTCCCCATCCGAGATGAAGGACGGGGACAGCAACGGCATCAAGTCACGCAAGCATTGCGACGGACACTTCTTTGAGTACAAACCCAAAGACGACCCCGACAAGCTCTCGGACAACTGGGAGATCGTCAACGTGGATGCGGACGGAAGTCCCGAGGTTTGGGTGTTGATCGACAAGTTCGAACCCAAGTCTCACTTCACCCACCACGGGATTAAAGTTCTCAGATGGTTGGGAGTCAGGGAGTACAACCGCGTTATTGGTGTTAAGATCGGGGACAAAGACAATGTCCCCAATCATTGGGTCAGTTTGGACGACGCCATTCAAGAGGCCTTGTCCAACTGGATGCAAAACCCTGTCTTCAAGGACAAGCTACTTCGCTTCCTGAACCACAAGGTGTTTGAGCATCGCAGCCCAAGTGACGTGGACAAAGTTGACGGCAAGTTAAAGGGGTGGACTTACAAGAAGACCGAGTATTACCACAAAAGGATACTCAAGATTCTTAACTTCCTGCAAATCGGGAACCCGAAGGTTTCCCAGGTTTTGCCGGAACCCGTCTCCAAACTTGCCCATCTGTACAAGGAAGCCAGTCAAACAGTCAAGGAACTCGAACTTCTTTTGTCCAAGGGGTTTGATTTCGACGGAGCCTTGATGACCAAGCTTGGGCTTTCATCCTGGGCCAACATCCGGGATCACCGCTTTGAATACATCGACGCCACCCGGGAGTTCATCAAGAACTATCCGGTGGCCAGGTTCTTTGAGTATGACGATGAGTGGTGGAACAGCTCGGGCAAACAGAAAGAGATTAAGAAAAACATCTTCATTCAGTACGTCAATGAAAAGACGCAGCTGAATCAACAACCAAAGGAGGTCCAATGAATTGGATCAAGACGGAAGACAGCCTGACGGCTGTCATTGACAACAAGTCCTACACGCTCCGCAGGGAGCACCCCAATTACCGGACGGTGATCCAGGCCATCAAGGATGGCCGGGGTGAGGACGAAATCATCAAGCTCATGGACGTGATGCAAAGCGTCGCCGACTTCGCGGGTGACTCCGTCGAGGTCAAGGGCGGCCGCGTCTTTTACCGTGGCGAGGAAGTCCAGGGCACGCTGGTCGACCGGCTCCTTGGATTCATGGAGGAAGGCCTGCCAGCCTCCCCCTATATCCGGTTCCTGGAGAACCTGATGCAGAACCCAAGCAGCCGCAGCCGTTCCCAGCTCTACAGGTTCCTGGAACACCAGGGCTTGCCGATCACGGACGACGGTTGCTTCCTTGCCTACAAGGGTGTCAACGACGATTACACCGACGTTCACACCGGCAAGATCATCAACCGGCCCGGCCGGACCGTGACCATGGAACGCAGCCGCATCTCGGACGATCCGAGCTTGGGCTGCCACACCGGGTTGCATGTCGGCAGCGAGGAGTATGCCACCGGCTTTGGCTCCCGCACCGTCATCTGCAAGGTCAATCCCAAGGACGTGGTCAGCGTCCCGCTGGATTGCGAATGCCAGAAGATGCGGGTGTGCGCTTATTCGGTGACGGCGGATTACGCCGGCACCATGCGTAAGCACTACTCGGATTCTTCCGACGGCCGGTCCTACAGCAACGGCGATTCCGAATACGATTGGTCCAATGAGGACGAGTCGGGTGCGGAAAGCTGGCCGACCGGCGGATGCCGGGATGGCGCGGGCCACATCCATCAAGTCTGATTACTGACTGATAACTGGAAGTAGCGTGGCACATATGAGCCCATATGTGCCACGCCTTCCGGAAAGGAAATTATGCCAGGAGTAACTTACGGGGAATGGTGGTCGAGGATGCGGCAGCAGGCCGCTCTTGATTCCATTGCCGAAAGCCGGAGGGATCTAAGAACTCAACTGCTTGAGTTGGAAAACCAAAAACTCAAGGAACGCGTTCTGCAGCTGGAACGCAAAACCAAGGAGGAGGTCAGGGATGAGCAGATACAGTCCGATCGGTGGGCGTAAGGTCCACACCAACTTCAGCACACACGGCATTCTTGCACGGTTGCTGCGAGTGAGAACAGGCATGAGCCGAAAACAGATGGCTATATTGCTTGGCACAAACGAGATGAGCGTTTGGAACTGGGAGAACGGCAAGAACAAGCCGCAACCCAGGTTCCGCAAAAAACTAAGCGCACTGCTGGCTCCATGAGTCTGCTCAACAAGGCAGCCATCAAACGTGCCGCTTTGGATTTGGCCAACGCCAAGTTCAAAGAACGCAACAAAACCCGGATGGAGATGGGGATTGCACCCCTCAAGGCGCCCCCTTCCCGGGTCAGTGGAGAGTTCATTGACAAGATTGAAACGTCTCTGCGTGTGGCGCTCAGCAACCTGGTCAATGAACACAAAACGGGAGCAACCCTATGACCATGACCATGGCGGAGTCTTTGGTCGGTTCCCTGTCCCATCCCAGCAAGATGCCGGGATGGGGCTGGGGAATCTCGACCGCCTGGTGCAACGTCGGTCGCAAGCTGGTCAACGTGGCCAATGCCGTGTGCAAACTTTGCTACGCGGATCGTGGCCACTACAAACAAAAGAACGTGCAGGCCGCCCACACCAAGCGGCTGCTTGCCTCCAGCCGGGTGGATTGGAGCAACCTGATGGCGTTCATGATCAACTTCAGGAGCAAGCGGAAAGGCGGGGACGTGTTCCGTTGGTTTGATTCCGGCGACCTTCAGTCGGTGGAATTACTGACAAAAATCTGTCAGGTCTGTGAGCAGACGCCCAACGTCAAGCACTACCTGCCCACCAAGGAATACGGGATTGTCTCCGACTTTATCAAACAAGGCGGGGTGATCCCCGACAACCTATGCATCCGGCTGTCCGCCTACATGATTGACGGCCCATTGCCCCTGGCTTTGAGCCGCCGGCTTGGCGTGCAAACCGCCATGTCAGTCCGTCAGGACTGGAGTTGTCCGGCCCACGAGCAAGGCAACAAGTGTCTTGATTGCCGCAAGTGTTGGGACCGTTCGGTCGAAGTCATCACCTACAAACTCAACCATGAAACCAAGGAGGCTGCTTGAGTGTTGCCATCATCGACCCCAAGAACGTCACAAACTACCAAAGGGATGAGGCCCAGCTTCAATCCTTCTGGACCTTTTGCATCATTACGGCCGGCAAGAACGCCGATGTACAAAGCAAGAAGGTAGCCAACCTTCTGGGAAAAAACCGCCATCGTAAACCCTTTGACTACTTCCGGGACCTTGGCCCTTATGGGTTAAGGGAAGCCCTGAAAGAGGCAAAGACCGGGCAATACGAACGTATTGCCCAGGCACTGATGGAAAGCCTGGACCTTGACTTGTTCAAGGTGACGGTCGACGAGCTCGATGCCATCTATGGCGTCGGGCCCAAGACCTCCAGGTTCTTTGTCCTGCATACCAGGCCCAATGCCTACCTGGCTGTGTTGGATACCCACATTCTGAAGTTCCTCAAAGCGCGAGGCGTGTACAAAGTTCCACGCACCACGCCGCAGGACAAAGCGGTTTATGAAAGGCTGGAGCGGGCGTGGCTATACCACTCTCCCCTGGCCTATCCGCATTGCACTCCAGCCCAGGCGGACCTCCTGGTCTGGAAAGAAATGAGCGGAAGAGCATGAGATTCTTTTTTCACTACAACAAACCTTTATCCCGCCAAAAGCGGGAAAACTGGTGGACCCTGCATTACAAGGGCCAGTGCGTGCCTATCCGGCATTTCACAACCAGCGTCATTCTACAGGACAGGGAACGCAAAACCCAACCCAAGGCCGTGGTGTGGGGTGATGCCAAACACATAAGTATTACCAACCACCATGCCATCATCACGTAAGAAAGAAAAAAAACCCATGACATATGCAATCAAGGACAACCGCAATCTTTGGCTCTCCATCGACGACACTTGGATCGATGAGGCCGAGGGAATCAGAACCGACCGGATCCGTGGCTACACCGAACTGGAGGCGGTCAACGAGGACCTGCAAAGGTTTCATGAGATTAAACCCCAGATCACTTACCATCCATGGCAGGTGGGGCATACCCGGGAACTTCTCCTGACATGACCGCCTCCATCCGGGATCTTTACCACAACCTAAAACAATCCGACCTCGACAACTTTCAGAAATACTGGGAAGACATCCAGCCCAATGGCGACCGGAAACGGGAGTTCCGGTTTTGGATGTTCGGGGTCTTTGCCGCCAACATGGGCTGGGAGGACAACGTCAAATGCATGGTGGCTGCCGGCAACCACGAGGATTGGATCGACAACCGGGCAGAGCTGGAGCGCCGTCTGTACAATGCCAGGACCGGCATGTGGCAGAACAAGGCCCGGGATATCCAGGCCTTGGCCCAGCTGTACTGGCACAAGTATCACCTCTTTGTCAGGCAGGCTCACGAGGATTGCCAGGCATACCGAGACCGCATTGCCGCAACCGTCCCCGGGTTGGGGTTGGCCAAGGCATCTTTTGTCATCGGCATGCTTAACTGGAAATGCTTTGTGGTCTGCCTTGACCGTTTGGTTTTGCGGGGTATCCATGCCCTCAAGACCCGGCAGGTCACCGACAAACAATACAAAACCATGGAAAACCAGTGGATCACCCTGGCTTCGGACTATAAAGTCAGGCCCTTCGTGGCCCGTGAGATATGGTGGAACAAGCTTCAGGGTTACAAATCCACAAGATACTGGAGTAAAATATTGGAATGACTGACCGATTGAATTGGAAAGCGATTGAGAATGGTTTCAGCAAAAGAGATCAGTTAATGGCTGACAATCTTGCAGCCTACACTCGCCTCCAAGTCACGGTTCCAAATGGCGAAAAAGACAAACTAAAGTTTAAAAATGCCAAGACTTACAAACTGACTTGGGAAGAATTGTCCAAGTATTATTTAGAAAACGAAGACAAAGTGCTGCCTCACATGTGTGAGCTTGAGCATGATCACTGCGCTGTCGAACCACGCGGTATTTGTGTGGCTGTGGCTGGCTTGATGATGCATATCATGTGTGTGGAAACTGCTGTGCTGTCAGCGCTTCATGATGAAAAGCTGCAAGCTTTGCTTGGGTTCAGTCAGATTAATAAATTCTTTAACCGCATGAAAAAGTTTGAACCTAATTTTATGTCTGACTTAAACCAGGCACTTATTGAAGTTGGCTACACACAAGACTTGGTACACCAATACGAAGCAGGAAGCGCCGACTTCATTGATACTTGGGTGAGGCTCAAGGGGCCTTGCCCAGCGGTTCGGGCTAAACCGGAAGACTATCCGGAACCCCCCTGTCCGTTTAACTGATTGCTGCCAATGGGGCCTTCCGTGTTCGGTTCACCTAGACCACGATTGTATAGCGATCTGGTCTCCGGACACGGAAGGTACCCGTCTCTGCCATCTCAAGCCCCGCCCCCATAATTCTTTTTTTACGGGCCAGGATCGCGGGGTTATTGCGGGCGTTGTCCTGCATGCGAAGCAAACGGTTGAAGTTATCATCGGGGTCGGGGGGATTAAGGATTTCATTCAAGCCAGAATCAGGCTGACGATTAAACCATGCAGGAGGAGAAGAGGGGCCCATAGAGGCGGAAGACGTTTCCGCAGCGGTGGCCGCCTGCCTTTCTTTTTCCATGGTCTGTTCAGGGGTTTTCGGCGCTTGGTCGATTTGCTCCTTCTGCATTTGCTGAAGTTCGTCCTCGGCCTGGTTGTTGAACAATTCGTCCAGCTCGCCCGGCTGCCAGTCCCGTCCAGTTGCGACGGGCTCCGGCGTCTTGGCTTCAAGCTTTTCAACTGCCGGCGGTGGGTCGATCATGTCGTAAACTCCCCCGGCCAACGATCCGCCCGTGTAGCCACCTGCGGTTGCGCCTGCCGCCACCCCGACTGGAACACCCGCAATGGTTGGGGATGTTACCGTACCACCGATTGCTCCCCCGGCGGTGGAACCCATAGCTTGTCCGGCATACACCGCGGCTGCCCGTCTGGCTTTGCGGTTGGCTTCGGGGTCCTTGAAATCCTTTTGATACGCGTCGTATGCGGCCACGCCAGGCTCGACAAGTCCCAAGGCCCCCATGGTTTTGCCGGCTACTCCGGCCGCCTTGCCCAATCCTTTTCGTATGGGTTCCCCCGGGGATCTTGGAAGCTCATTGTATGCTTGCTTGACTCTTTGGATTACGCCCCCACTTGACTTGTTGGCCTTGGCTTTTTCCATTGCCTGGGCCTTGTCTTTAAATTCCTCGTACCCAAAAACGTTTACTTTGCCCTTCGGGGCTTTTTGTTTTTTAGGTGCGTCTGATTTAGGTTCAGCCTTGGGTTTGGCTTCTGCTTCCGGCTTAGCGTCTGCTGGTTTAACCTCGGCCTTTGGTTTAGCCGCATCGGGTTTGGCGTCGGCTTTGGCTTCCGCTTCAGGTTTGGGCTGAAGCTTTTTTTGAGCCGGCTCTTTTTTTGGTTTTTTTTCGGGCGGCGTTTCTACAGGCGTTTCTTTTTTTGGCTTCGCGGAACCGCTCCCCGTTTTGGTTTGCTTGCTGGCCCACCCAGCGGGCAATTCTTTTTCTACATCCTTTATTAGACCCCTGTTCAACATGTCTTCCCACCGGGCAAGGTTTGGGTTTCCGGTGCTTTTTGCCCACTCAAGTATCTTTTGGACTCGATCGGTTGCGGCCATGGTTTTATTCCTTTTTATCTATTTCCTTTTACTAGTCAATACTTGTTGCACGGCAGGGGTTTGCGTTTGATGATAGTCACGATCTTGCCTTACCCAAACCCTTGCGCCCCCAACTGATCCGCTCGGAACTTTTCTTTTTGCGGGCGGCCGAGTTGCACATTGCCTTGGTCGGGCGGCAGGCCGGGTAGCTTCCTCCGGCGTCGGCTGACTTGCGGCCACAAGGCCCTCCGGTTTTGCAGTTGATCCAGCCCTTACCCTTGTTGCGCTTGTACCATCCGTGAAGGCCGTACTTCTTTTCAAGTTCGAAACCCATAACTTTATCCGTTGCCCCAGTTCTTTGCCCCGGCCTTGCGGCATTTGACCAGTGCGCCACTGGCGTACGCCGATGGCCAGACCTTGTAGCGGGCCTTGACCTTGTGGTAGCAGGCGTCCTTGGCGCCGGACTTTTTCTTACCTAATGCCATAAATGGGCTCCGTGGTCATAATGACCCCTTGGGGTTGAGGGTTTTCCCAGGGCCATAGTTATTTTTTTATGTAATACGTCACGTCCCATTCGCCGTTAGGCTTCTTTTTCCAACCCTTCATTTTTCGCTTAGCGTTCTTCGGCCAATTGGATCGTACGCTTGTTGCCGTTTTAGAATCCGTGTCTTGCCACAAAGGCGCACCGGTATCCTCGTCAAAAATATTTTCAGTAGAACGTCTTCCTAGTGGCATATTAACAGCTCCAAAGCACCTTGCGTGCCCAGTAATTGGCCGACAGCTTGCCGTCCCCACCCTTGATCCCGCCGCTCCGGGCGCAGTAACTCTTGCGCCGCTTCTTGCTGCCGTGCTGGGTGTAGTCCTTCATCGAGCTGTCCCCGAAGTGGACGAGGCGTTCTTTGCCGTTGGCGCAGGCCTTGACCATTTTCTTTTTGCCGGGCCGCGTGCTTTTGCGCGGCACGTTGCAGGGCATGGAGGCTTTTTTCCCAAGGGGCATGGGTCAACCGTTAAAGAAGCCTGGAAACCTGTAAGGGGTGGGTGTTTGATAGCTTTCGAAACTCGGCAGGGCCAGATTGTTGGCATATCTATCAAAAATGTTATCGGCCGCCTGCCCCCCTTGCACCATGTCTTGGATGGCCTTGGTCTTGGGATCCGCGCCGCTTTCAGCAAATGCGGTGATAAGTTTTTCAATGTCCTCTTTTGACAAATCCTTGAACAAATCATTTAACATCCCTGTCTTCAGGGATTTTTTATCTTTTTTCGGGAGTTTTTTGTCCTTAGATTTCTCTTCGTACAGGGGATTAGGGGCTATTTTTTCCATGGCATTCAGGTTTTGCCGCTCGGTTTCCATCCGGTCCATTTCCTTTTGCACTGCTAACCGTGAAGGCGGGGCCGGGGGTGGCAACATTTTGCCTAGCTCGGTGACGCCGATCAGTTTGGCTGCATTGCTTTTTTCCACGATGTTCTCCTTATCTTATTGGTTTTATTTTGTCAGTAAAGTCCCATCAAAGGGGTTGATTCCGCTGTCAATCAGCTCGGAGGCCATTTGCCGCTTGGCTGCCCTGGTGGCTTGGCCGGCCAGGTCCTCCACGTATTTTTCCAATTGGGCCTGGGCCGCCCTTTGGGCAAACTGGTAAAACCTTTCCGTGCGCATGGTCCTGGCCAACATCTGCCCGCGGATTTCCCGGAACCGGTAACGTTGCGCGTCGTCCAACGGAAGGGCCCCAACCTTTGTCCCCGCCTTGACGTCGGGAATGAATATGTTTTTCTCCATCAAAAGTTTGAACAGCGGGTCGGCTTTCACAGAGTTGACAAACCTTTGCAGGAAGAAGAGTCGTTCCGCCCCGTTGGGGGCATTTACCGGCTCGCCCAGGACGTTCAGGGTGGGCTGGCCGGTGGCCTGCCGGAGCAGCGGGATCTTGTTGTACAGCAGCCTGCCCATGGTCGAGGTCTGGGTGGGCGCTACCGGGGCAAACACTTGCTCGATCTGCCGGGCAATGTTTGGCACCAGGTTTCCAAACGAGCTACTGACCAGTTTCTCAAGGGCTTTTTGGTCTTCCCCTTCAAACCGTCCGTCCACAATGCTGAACAACGAGGACAAACCCTGTAGGAAGGATTGGTTGAACGGCACCTGGATGACAGCCAACCCGGCCGAGGTTAGCGTTTCATACATGGATTTTTCATCGTCTCCCCTGGGGAACCTTGCGCTGTCCGACCAAGTGCCTATGACCGCAAAAGGGATGGCCAGGGGGGTGGCCAGATAGTTGACCCGGAAGTTGGTGTTCCCGCCAAGGGAGAAAGAGTAGTTGGTCCATCCGCCTTCCCTGGCCTGGCGAAGCTGGGCGGGGTCCTTGGGGCCGGCTCCGGTCACATTGAAGCCCAGCTCGTCGTCTTCCCCATCTTCCTTGCTCCGCAGAGCTTGGGCGGCAGCCACGCCAATCATCGCCATCAACGCTGTACCAAGAATGGATTGCATACCCAACTGGTAGCCCCGTTCAATCTTGGAGATTCTTTCCAGCTCGGCTTGGGTGGTTGGGAAGCCCGGCGCCCGCTCGTTTAATTTGAACCCGGATTCCTTGAGTTCCTTGAACGCACGCCATGGCCCAATAATGGGCGTGTAGTTCATGCTTTCGTTGGTCACGTTGGACACGATTTTGGTGAAAGGCACGATGGTTACCCCCAGGGGGTATTTCCGGTTGAACTGCCCTATTTGTTTTCCAATAAAGCCAAGAACCCCGTAGGGCTCATTGTTGTAGGTGGCGTACAGGGAAAGTTCCTCCGCCCGCCGTATAATGGCGCTCCGCTCCGGATCCATGCGCAGCGCCTGGTCGCGAAGCTCGTACACCCGCTTGAGGAAGTCGGCGGAGCCCGGCTCCAGCCCCTCTCCACTTGCTTTCTGTACGTAGTCTGCCTGCTCCACCTCGGTCTGGGCAATCAGCCTGGCGGCCTCCTGCTCCACGGTGTAAGGGGTAAGCCCCTGCTCCACTTGCTCGATGGCCTTCAGGTGTGCCTGCACGTGGGCGTAAGATTCCATGGCGGCTCTTCCAAAAAGGGCATCGGACGCGGACATCACGCGAAACACATATTTTCCAAGGGAAAGCGTTTTCTTCCAAAGCGCGTCTGTCTCCATGGACTCCAGGGCGTTGATGGTCTCTTCGGTGATGTATTTTCCGGCGGTTCTCGGGTTGAGGTCCCCCTTGAGCAAGATGCCTTTTGCCTCGGCCAACGCGATGGTGTGGATGGATCTGAGAAATGTCTTGAACGACAAGCCAAGAAGCCGCATGGAAAGCCCGAGATCCCTCCTGGCCACTCCGGCCGCAAAGGCATAGGAGGTCATGTCCATGATGGCCTTGAAGGCCGTGGACACAAAGTTGACCATAAAGGTGGCCGGTCCGGACAACATCGACATGTACCAGTAGGCGGAAGCCAATCCCCCGTACAGGCTGCTTGTGGGCTGGGTCGCGTTCTGCAGAACCCCCAGGGCTTTTTGCAGAACCCGGCCGCGCATGAAGCTGTCCGGCGGAAGGCTTTTGGCTTCCTCGGCCAATTCCCTCAACACCCGCGCGGTCTCAAGGTTGAAGCTGGGAAACTTGCCGATGGACTGGATGACGCCGAGCACTTGGTCGCGGTCCAGGGCTCCCTTGATGGCCAATTCCAGGATCATCTTGGCGTCCCCGGCGATGGCATTCTCAATGGAGGAGCCGCTCTTAATCATCGGCGGCTTGGCCACCCGAACCATTTTTTCAAGGATCTGCTGGATGCGCTCTTCCTTGAGGTCAACGTTGACGTTGTCCGTTCGCCCGAGGATCTTTCCGCCGACCGTGCGGCCGCCAAAGCCCATGCGGTTGGCCATCTGGATGCGCATGTTTTCCTCCACCTGCTCGGTAAGGGACTCCAGGGTCCGGTCGTCCAGGCTCCGGTTGGGCAGGATCCGGCTAAGCACCGCCAGGAGACTTTCCCCGTTGAAGTTGGTGTAGTGGTCCCGGAGGATTGCCTCGATGTTGTTTGCGCCGACACGGAGGAGCTCCTGGCCGTATAGCCGGTTGATCGTGTTGATCAGGGTCTTGACCCCTTGCTCTCCCAACACACTGCCGATGGCTGCAGCCTGGATGGATTTTACGGCCCCCATGAGCTCGTCCATCTGTGGCTTAACCCGTTCCCCGATAAGTTTTCTTCCTTCCGCAATGCGACCCGAGTATTCCGTCAGGATGTAGGCCGGGTCCTCGTAAAACAATGTCTTGGCCAGTCTCCCGATGATGGAGATGGTCTGGCCCATACCCCGGATTTTGGTGCTTACCGCCCGGGCAATCTCCCTGGCCTTGTGAACCTGGCCCATGTTTTTCAGCTTGGTGATGGCCAGGGTGATCACGGCATACCGGTCCAGCTCAGTCAGGTTTCCAATATTGCGGCCGCGCAGGTCCGCCGGTTTTTCCTCATCTGGGTTGAGATTGTCGTCGGAACTCAAAAGCTGGGTCAGCTCCAGAGGCGTAAGCTCGGATGCCAATTCATCAATGATATCCGCCACCCCGGTCTCCCGCAGTTTGGCGATGGTCGTATCCAAGCCACGGGTGTTGTAAGTCTGGGCTTCTTCCGGATCCAAGCCGAGAGAGCCGACCAGGCGGGAATCAATGGCTTCCGACCTTGTCTTGGGTCTTACGTATCCGGCCCCGAAGACCGGGACAATCCTTGAACCGGGCTCGATCAGGGGGGTTCCGTCCGGGAGATTGCTCTCCATGAAGGCACTGAAGTATTTGTCGTAAAGCGAGCTGACCTTGTTGTAGGTGGCATAAAGCTCTGCGGCCCTGGGGTCCCTGGAGTTGCGAAGCCCCTGGAACAGGGAGTACAAGGAGTCCAACACGGAACGCATAAACTCTATGAATCGGGTGATGCCCGTGACACCGGACATTTCCCGACGGGTTTCCTCGGTGATCTCCGTGATGATAGTGCCGCCCGACTTTTCAATCTCCATCATCATCCGAAGGAACTCAGCCACCAAGGTGTCGTTGTTGACGGCTCCGGAGCCGCCGTAGAGTTCGTAAAGATTGCCAACGGCCTCTACCACGGTGATCGGGGGCCGGCCCGGTTGTTTGATTTTCAACCCGTTTTCGGGGTCTTTGAGGAATGCCGCAAACTCGTCGGTGCGTTCCCGGTAATAGCGAGCGAACCCGTCTTCCGGCGGGTTGCCGTTCCAAAGCGCGGCGTAGTCCCGCCTTGTCTGGTTCATGTAGGCCAGGTGGGCCACCTCGTGGCTCAGGTAATTTGCGGCCAGCTGGTCGGCCAGGTCGGAATAACGGCGGCGTGCTTCCGCCCCGACTTCCCGATTCAGATCCATGCGGTAGGTGATTTCCCCGGTCTGGGCGTCGACCACTTCCGTTGGCTGATAGGCCACGTCAAAAACATCCAGGGCCATTTTTTCGGCCAAAAGATTCGGGTTTACAAAAATGGTGGAGTCCATCCTGGTCGGAGTGGCCATGCCGGTATTGAACACCGTATAAACGGGGTGACGGCTGTTTGTGCCAAAGGCAAAATGAACCCCGTTAAGTCCTTTCTCCGTGGCCCGGTGGCGCAGCCGGTCAAAAGCTTCTTTTTGTTTACCCGTAAGATTGAGTAACCGGTTGTCCACGGTGTAACCGGCACGGTCCCGGTACTGCACGTTGAACGCCCTGACTTCCGCCAGCCTTTCCTGTAAAACCTGGCTCGCCTGCCTTGTCCTGGCGGTGGTCTTGTACGGCTGGTTGATCCTCCGGAGTGCGTCCAGCAAAGGCTCAAAATCTGCCGAAACAGGTTCCTGTCGAAGGGAAATGTCTTTCGAAATTGAAAAAATGGCCCGCTCGTTGGTTGCATCGAAGGAGTAATTGATCTTGGTCTGAAACCCCCGGCCAGACATTGGGAAAGTGCTATAGAACGGCATCAGGGCTTTGGTGATAACCTCGTAAAGCCTTTGTCTTTGCTCCGATTGCTCAAGCTCTCCGGCTGCCGAATCCCCTGTTCTTGTCTGAGGAGAGAAAATTTCGTCATAAATTTTGCCATGCAGGTTGGTTGGGATATCCGAAAACTTCTGCATGTCGTCCAACACGCTCTCCGCAATCATTCTCAGGGTTGACGTGCGGGCCCCGTTAAGAACTTCCGCCATTGAGTCCTCAAACCTCTTTGCGTCTCTGGCCCGCAAGGCCACCGCGCCGGCAAACTGTTTTTCCAGGTCGGTGAGACGCATGCGTTTCCGCTCGGTTTCCTGGACCTCCTGCTCCTTTTTTCTGGCCTTATCCCGTTTTTCGGTGATCCCCAGGTCCAGCCTGGCGGCTTCCCTTTTCAGGCCTGCCACGTAGGCTTGGTTTGTTTTATCATCCTGTTTGAAACCCTCCAGCAACTGGACGGCAGAACGCGCCGACGAATCTCCCTGGTAAACGAACTTGTCGAGCTTCTGCAGGATAGCCTCGTATCTTTGCTCGGCAAAGGCGGCCAAAACCTTGGGGTCGGAATAGGTCGACGGAAAATCGTTGATTAGATCGACCGCCTTCTTTAGCTCGGCCCCGTTGAGGAAGTTGTTTGCCGCCTCGCTGCGCACCTTGGAAAACACGTAGTCGAGATGGGAGTTGCTGCGGGTGTTGGCCGAGTCGTATTGGGTCGCCTTGATGCCAAATTTGGTCCGCATAACCACATCGTGGATCATGCGCTGAACAAACGGCAGGGCGTTGCGTTCCTCCGACATTTCCCTGATGAACTGGTCGGCCCGTCGGCGGTATTTGACCTTTTCGGAATCCTCCATGAACGAGTCGACCATCGTCGTGTCCTCGAACACGCCCTCCGAAAGCGCGCGCTCCACCTCCTCCACGCTTTGGAGATCCTCCCCCATGTAAAGCATGGCCTGCTCCTGCATGGAAAGGTCGCTCAGGTCCATGGATCCGGCGTCCGAGGTTGTGACCGTGATGCTGATTGGTGCGGCGGGCAGCTTCAGGGACCCGTGGATTCTCTTGATGCGGTCGATCAACCCAAGGAAACGGACATTGGTCTTTTTGTCCTGGAGCTGGAAACTATTTTCCACCAGCCGCATGACCGTTCCGTAGAGTAGATTGTGCGGCTTGGCCGGCTCGGAAAAAAGATCCTGGTCGTTGTTGTCCAGCGCTACCGCGTAGGTTTCAAGCAATGCGTTTATATTGTCCGCTATCTTTCCGGTTATGCCTTTTTCCCTGGTCTTTAGGACGGCATCCAAAAAGATACGACGGAATAGCCGCGCACCACCGACCTCTTGTCCGGGCTCTTTGAATGACCCTTCTGAGGTGATGGTCAGCCGGTCGATCAGGTTGTGGGCGTCCTGCTCGCTGATGGAGGTGTTCTGCCGGAAATGAATGATGGCCCGCTCCCTCGGCCGCCCGGACACGCTTTTGTAAATCCCGGCTTTTTTCCTTCCGTATTTGTAGACAATGCCGGTGTCAAACACCCGGACGGCGTGGTCCAACAAGACCGGCAACGCCTGCTGCTCCACGGGGTCCAGCGCGTCGTTGAGTCTGCTTTGGAATCCCTCCGTTGTGGTGTAGTTCAACAAAAGATCGGACTTCTGCTCCTCCAGTGTCTGCAAGGCCGGAACAAAACTTTTTTCGTTGGCCCTGAAATCCGGGAACATCCCCTCCAAATAGGATTTGGCGACCACCTGAAGAAGCTGGAGTTTTGATTTTAGTTCGGTGTCGGCCAAGTTGGGGTCGTCCACCCCGATCGTGTCGACCTCCGCCCCCCTTTCCCTCAGCCATTCGTTGATCAACTTGGCGTTGGCCACAACCTGGTCCCTGGGCATGGCACCGATTTCCTCCGGCGTGAACCGGCGGGCCCCGTAAGGCAGCTGGCCGATCCAGCGGTTATTGGCCTGGTCATAAACCCCTGTAAAATGGATGCGCCCGTCAAAAATGTCGTAACTGGTGACCCGCTCAAGGCCGTTGAGAATCTGCCCTTCAACTTCCGAGGAGGTCTCCTCAAGCACAAACAGGGCTTTTGGATCCGCCGACAGGGCCCGCAACACGGCATTCCAGGCGCGTAAAATCCTCCCACTGTCGACTTCGTCGGAGAATTTCACGAATCTTCCGGCCTCCTGTCTGCCGGCAAAGGCCTGGCGAATCAGGTTTCCGGTCTCATCCTCCCGGCTGATTTCTTCCGGCGACCGGCCGATCGTATGGCCCATCATGCCCAACCGTTCCCCGTTGACGGGGTCAACAATGCCGGTGATCAAAGCCGAGCCGGACGGATAATCCAGGTTTGGCGACGGCTCCGTCCTTCCTCTTGCCAGGTACATGACCTGCGGAAGAACGAGCATCTTCACATACCTGGAATCCGGATCAGCCCTGCGGATGGCCGCGGCGATCTCAGGTTTGACCAGCAGGTGTTGCCTTAAAGATCTCAGGCTTTGGCTGATACGTTCCTTCTCGTCCTGCTCAAAATTGCCCAGCTCGGTCTCCGGGGTCTGGTTTTCCAGCTGTTCCTCGCTGCGCTCCAGCTCGCTGAAAACGGACAGGGTGGGTTGCCCCGATGCGGTGGTGGCCGGCACCGTGCTGCCCACCGGCTCGCTCCCCGCGTAACTTTCCTCCGTAGACTGCATGATTGTTGTTTCCGGCCTGTTTCTAAAGTCAAAAGTTTCCGCCGATTCATCTCGAGCCAATTCCAGGGTCTTGGGTGAGCGTCCAAATTCAACCCCCCGGTTGAATTCATCCTCCTGCACCTGAAAGAAGGGCTTGAGGATTCTGTAGAAAATCCTGCTGAAGTCCCCGGCTACTCCCGGGACCGGAATATCCACGGAATGGGTTTTTTTGTTTATACTGATGCTAAAGACAATTAAACCATCAGGTGTCTCCTCATATTCAAAAATGGATTTGTAGGCTTTTACAAAAGCAATGCTGTCGGCATCGGCAATCCCGACAGGATAACCCTCGGAAAGCGTTTTCCTGATGTCCTCCAAAAACTTGAAGCGGTATCCGGCTTTTGGCCCTTGCTCGATCCAGGACAGATCCGTTTGTTCTTCCGGGCTCAGGTTCCGCCATTTGCCCTCGGCTTCCAGGTCTGCCCGCACGATGGACAACCCCGGGGTGACGAGGGCTTCCTGAGAAACAACATTGGTCCTGGTGGTGTTGGCAATGTCTTTGTGACGGAAGGAAAAGTCCAAGGTTTGAAGGGTTTCATTGTTCCCGTCCAACAGAACTAGTTTGTCGTCCGAAGTGAAAACGGCTTTATCGGGAACAAGATTTTCCGGTTCTCCCCCGTCCTGGCTGCGTTTTACCGGGTCCGGCTCGGCCGCCTCCGTGATTCCAACAGGAACGGAATTTCCGGAAGGCACCAAGGTCGTAAGGTTTGGGTTTCCAATGAGTCTTGCCGCCATCAGTTTGACGTAATTCCTGGGGGTGTTTAAGCCCCAGCCTTCAACTGATCCCTGATAAGCTTCACGGACAATGTTCTGGAGTTCCACATGCCGGCCAACCAAGTCCAGGAACGGACGAAGCATTTTTGCCTGTTTGCGGTTCAAACGGTCACCGGGCTTTAAGCTACCCACAACTTCACGGGCAAGCTTGAGCCCCAGCCGGACCTGGCCCAACTCGTCGGCCGTCATCCTGCGAAAAAGCGGAACTTCCCGTTCAATCAATGCGGACACGGGCAATTCATTCTCCTCAAGAATGTCGGAAACCATCTGGTCAAAGTCAACATAGGGGATAGCTATGCCTCCCCTACGGATTACTTTTCTAAAGACAGTCTGGACGGCGTCGGGGGAGTAAACCTGTTGCCGCAGTTTCGGGCTGCGGTCGATGAAATCAAGAGACCAACCTTCGGATTCTTCCCATTCGAGTCGGCCTTCCGGCGTGGTCAGATTTGGGACCCTGACCTCAGTCACCTCATAAACCGTGGGATCGTCCTCGAAGCGGATCTCGTCCCCCACTTTGGCAAAAGGCCGACGGGTGGTGGCTTTTCTGTCCCCGTTTTGCACAAGCTTGAGCGTGGTTGTTCCCTTCGGGTACTTGGCCCGCAGCTCCGGCCGCACGGCCTCCGGGGGCATGGGGTAGTTCATAGCTACCGGCTTTCTGGACGGTTCTCCCGCCGTGGCGGGCTCCTGCAAAAACTCCACGTAAGGTTTGGCCTGGGCGTCAAACTTCAGTTTTAGGTACGGAGGCGGCCGGAAAAATCCTGTTTTGGTTCCTTTTAGTTTTTTCTGTTTTTCAAAAAGTTTAAGTTTATCAACTATCTTCTTTTTGTCTTCCGCGCTTAACGTCGGAATAGTATCAATTGAAGACAAAAATTTCTTTTTCTGTTCGTTTGAAAACCCAGACCACACAGTAAAATTAAGGTTTTTTTGTAGTTCTTCTAGGCCAATTGGGTCGTCTCCCCACTCTGTTTTATTTCCCTGCGCCCCAAAGGTCACCTGCGTTTCCTCCTGGCCCTCGCTTATTTCTTCCATGGTTTGAATAGGTGCGTCCAAATCTCCGGCGTTTAGTGCTTCCGAACGGTTGGTGGCCTCCGTGCGGCGAAACGTGTATTTGGGAGGTATGGACCGGCTGATGTTTTCCTGCGGGACCTGGTGCAGATACCGAAACTCGACAAGGTACCTTGGCTTTGACCCCATACCTTTCAGGTAATCCAGGCTGCCCTTGCGGTATTGCGCGACCTGCTCGGCCTCCTCCGTGGACACTTCATCCCCGATCCGCCGTATGTTTCGAACCAACAGAACCATATCCCCGCCGGCGGTTTTGGATCTCCCAAAAACACGAAACGGGAAAGGAAAGGCTTCGGTGATCCCGCCGGCATCCTGCTTGGGCCGGTAAGGGGTTCCTTGTTCTTCCGGCGTCCCAATGGCCCGGCGCTCCTGTTTTCTTTTGACCTGCGTGGCCGCCGGGCGGAGATAACGCTTGTAGTGATCCTCGCTGATTACCACTCCCTTGAGGATCGGGATCGAGCCTTTTTGTTCCCCGACCCGGGCCCCAATCCCACGGATCCGCTGGGCCCGGGTGAGTCTTGCGGAAACGTCCGCAAGCGTCTGTTCCCGTTTTGCCTGCTCGGGGTCCATTCCCGGTTGCGGGGCAAGCGGACGGTTTTGGGATTCCTCAACCTTGTCGAGGTTCAGTATTTGGGCGCTGTTGCGGCCTCTCTTGCCGGCCCTTTGCGTGTCCCACGAAACAACCCGGCCCGCGTTCTGCGAGGCCATGGTTCCACGGGCCAGGGCATTGGCAAAAGTATCCGCCATCGGCCTCACATTGGAGGGTATATTTGTCAGGCCTCCCCAAAGCTGGCGCTCTTCCAGTTGGGTAAAGTTTCCGGTGTAGGCGCTTGGCGTGAAAAGGAATTTTTTTGTTGGGTTGGCCTTGGCAAACTCCAGGAATTTTTTCAATTCATCCTGGGTTTTCTTGATGTCCAACCCGCTTTCCTCCCCCTCCCGGGACAACTTCTTTTTGGACGGCTGCTTTTGTTTTGTGAAAAACGGCAGGGCGTATGTCCTGCCTGCCAGTCCAATCTGGCCGGGCTGAGCTCCCAGGATCTTGGCAAGTTCCCCGACGCCAACTTGGGGCTTGGAGCCGGTTTGATACACCAGGATATTATTTTCGTTGCCCGGGCCCTCAAACTCCCCGGCTAGCTCCCTGGCCGCCTCGGAGTTGGCGGCGTAGGGATACCCCGGGATCACATTGGCCGCCGTTTGTTTCGGGTCCGCGAGCTCGGCCTTGTTCAGTCCGCTGTATTCCCGGATCTGTCTTTCCAGGTCGTCGTAGTCCCGCTTGGCTGGGTCCGGATTCAGCTGGCTGATAAAGTCAAAAATCTGGTCAACAATCAATCCGGCCGTGGAAATTGTTTTTTGTTTCTGCTCGCCAGTTACGTTGATGGCCGTGGACTGGGGCATGGCCACGGCAAAGTTCTTTGCCTTGGGGTTGGCCCGCAGGAAGTCAAGGACGTTGAGGAGAATCCGGCTTGGGTCGCGGCCCTCTATCACCGTGCCCTTTGTGCCCGGTTTCTTGATTGCCGCCCTTCGTTGCTGCATCTGCCCGGGGTCGTTGCGGAGGCTTTCATCGTTCCCGATCACCAGCACGGCGTCCGCACGCTCCAGATCCCCCGCCACCATGGCCTCGGTATCCTGGGTGTTCAGGGTGGGCTGGACGGTAAGGTTGTATTTTTTGGCGAGGGTATTTACTTCAGAGGATGTGCCCACACCGCTGGTGTGAATGATGAAGGGAGACTTTCTTTCCTCTTCCGGCAGCTCCTTCTCTATCTCATCCGCAGTCTTACCCAGTTCTGTCGGAGGGTTTTTAACCGGCTTGACCTCCTGGGTTACAGGTTGGGCGGGTTGTCCGGCAACAGGTGGCTTTCCAGGCGTCGCCGTTTGTGGCGCAGCTTGTGGTGTGGCTTCGGCTGACGACACCACCTCCTGCGCCTTGGCCATGGAAACCGCCGGAGGAGAAAAGTCCCCGGGCCGTTTTTTTCGGAGCACGGGGGCCGCATCTACGGTCGGGGTGGCGAACACGCGGGCCTGGTTTTGCCCAAGTTTTTCCTTCAGAGCCTGGTCGGTCTGCGGGGTCAGGTCTCCCCTTCCGGCAATGCCCAGCTCCACCATGCCCGGCAAAACCTCGCCCACCACTTCCGCCCAGAAATCCGAAGGGTTGGTTTTTTCTCCGATAGCTACGTTGCCGGCCACCTCTCCCGCACCCCCCAGACCTCCCTGCAGAACCGTGTTGATTGCCCCCCTGGCGGCTAAACCCTTTAATCCCTTGGCGGTTTTTAAAATTCGTTCTGATGGTATGAGCACGGAGGCCGCGTCAAACGCACCCACTCCGATGCCACGCTTGGTTGCCCTGTCCCTCAGTTTGGCTAGCACCTCCGGATTTGAGAGGGCTTGCGTCAGAGCTTCGGTGTTTTGCAAGTCGCCTCCGGCTTCCGCCTGCAGATCCTCCAGAATCTGAGCCCCGCCCTCCACCAAGGCAGATGAACCTCCCACAGCCCCGGAAACCGACAAGGCCCGGACAATGGGACCAGCCTTTAAAAGCGAGGCCGCTCCGGCGGCCGCGGAACCCGTGGCAATGCCCGGCACGCTGGTGCCAAGCCCCTGGGCCGTAATCAGCGCGGCGGCTTCCGGATTGGAAAAAAGATTGATCAGCGGTGCCGCCCAGCCTTTGTCTCCTGCTTTCTGGAACTTCATCATGGACCTGGCCTGCGGTCTTTGACTTCGTTCCAGCGCGTTGGCGGCAATCTGCTCGGCTGCCTTGTCCGGAGGCAGGATTCCGCTGACTGCCTGCAGGGCCGTCATGGAATCGGCCGCGGTGTCCAAACCTTCGACAAAGGAGTCGGTGGCCTTGTCAAACCATGAGCGTGTGTCTTTGGTCAGGCCAAGTTGGGCCTTGGCCTGGTCGGCCTCGGCCACCGCCTGAAAATATTTTCTTGGGTCCCCGCCCAGCCCGTTGTTGGCCAAAGCCCGTTGCCTGGCGGCCTCGACGTAAGTGTCGATAACCTCTTCCTGCTTGTCCGGGTCCTCGGCCAGGAACCTGGGTTTTCGCAACAATTCTGACAGCGTCATTCTTACGGGGCCCCGTATACGTCAAAATTCTGCTGGTTCGCTTTTTGTGCGTCTTGAGTTGGTTTTTTGCCCCCGGGCTGGACTGTCTGCCTGGCATCAAGTTGGCTTGCCAAAAACATGACACGATTCCTGATTTTCGGATCGACCAGTCTGAGTTCCGGGTCTTGGGTTAGGGACATAAGAAGTGCGGTCGCTTCATTTTTGGCTTGTTCAGTGATATCAATACCGGGAGGAGCCGCAATAATCCTTGAAGCAGCTGATATCAGGGACGAGACGTCCTTGAAGTTTTTGGGCTCGGAAAATTGATTTTTCCTGTCCGTTTCCCGCGCTTCTTCGCGTCTCGCCTCCCGTTCTTCCCTGGGGGCAAAACTGTAGTTATCCTCAATGACCGGCAGAACCAGCTTGGTGGACGGGTTGATTTTGGTTTTGTAAACGTTGAACGCGTCCTGAATTTGTTGTTCCTGTTCAAAACCAAGAAAACCCGGTTTGCTCCTTAAAATTTCAATTATTTTTGCGGCAATGGGCCGCCCTGCGGGGCTATCGGTATAAAGCTTTTGAGCTAACCTTTCGTAAGAATTACGGCTTGTTTCTGAAAGTAATCTTGTTTGCGAGCCTGTTGCCAGTTTCTTTAGCTCCTGCACCTTGTCCGTGAATTGCTTTAACTGCTGCGGCAAATGTTCCTCCAAACCGTAAGGCACGTTGTAGTTTTCCAGGCGTTCAAACGCCTTGATGTCCCCCGCCATCGCCCTTTGATAGAGATTGTCCACAATCTGATTTTCCTTGTTTAAAATTGAAAACGCATCTCTGCGCTGGATTTCCTTGATTACCTCGTCTTCCCGGGTGCTGGCAGCTACCTCACTTTGGTCTTGGCTAGCCCGGGTGCCGGCTTCCTGGGCCCCGATTGCGGCTTCTTGGGCCCTGGCAATGAACGGATACTCAGCCTGTTTGGCCCGGGTTGTCTCTTTTGTGGACTCTGTTCCGGCCTTTGTGCTTTCCGTGCCGGCTCTTGTGCTCTCTATCGCAGCGTCCCTTTGGTCCAGCAACGAGCGCATGTCTCGCGCTTTAAATTCCCGATCGGTGGCCAAATCAAACTGCTTTCTTTCCGTGTCGGCTTCTTTGCCTTCCAATTCGGCCAGAGCCTGCCGTTCCGCGTATTTTTCATTCAACCGGTTTTGGATGGATTGAGTTCTGGCTCTTTCAAACCTTTCGGCGGTGATGGCCCCCTTGTCGAGAGTGGACTGGATCTGGTCGGCAATCTCCCAGCCCATGTTGTTTTGTCTGGCTTGGTAGGCCGCCTCAAACGCCGCCTGTTTCTGCATGGCGTCCTGGACCAAGGACGCAAAATTGGACGGATCAAAGTTTGTGTTGTAATTGACCTGGCTGTAATTGCCAGGACGAAATAACCCTTCCGGGGAATATTGCCCGACAAACTGAGCCGGGTTCATCTTTTGGGTGTTTGAAGCTCCTAAAGCCATAAATTAAATGGAGGGTGATGCCTGGGTTTGCCGGACCGGCAGTCTTCCGGATCCAGCCGGAGGGACAAAAGGAAGGCGAGGGTCATTCGCGGCTTTGTTGATTCCCTGCGCCCTGGGTATGGGCGTGCCGCTTGGTGTCATGGTCATACCGTCGTTTAGCCCCAATGATCTTGATAGTGCACTTAACATTCCGTAAGGATTTTGGTCGCTTACGCCTATGGAGGCCATGTTGGTAAACCCTGCGGTTAAACCGGTTGCCAAAGGCTGGAACCCCCCGCCCGTTGCGGCACTTTCTATTCCCCCTCCAAGCGAACTACCCAAACCCAATCCGGCCAGGGCACCGCCGGGCCCTCCTGCGGCAAAACCCAAAGCCCCGCCAAGAACGCCTCCAAAAAGACTGCCTAGTCCGGAAGAACTCCTTTGCTGGTCCATTTGATATTTCATCAAGTCGTAATTGTACCGATTCATGGCGTTGGTGTTTTCGACCTGAGCCGCCGCGGCGGCCTCGTTGTTTTTTGTGTTGGTGTTGTAATATCGCTCCTGGTTTTCAAGATCGTTGTTGAACACCGTCCTGAAGTTAGAGAGGTTGGTGTTGAAACTTTGTTCCTGGTTTTGAATTGACGTATTGGCGTCCATTCTCGCCAGCACATCGGCGGGGCTGAAAAGCAAATCTGTGGCCTGGACCGGGCTTAGAGCCGCGGATGCGCGTAAGGAGCTTTCCAGATTTTGCAGCCCTCGCTCCTGCAGCGCCATGCTGTTAAGGCCAAAATCCCGGCCGGTAAGGTTTCTGGCCAGCCCGCTTTGAGACCCAATGCCAGAACCAAAATCCCTGAACGCCCCTATCCTCAAAATTTCGTCTTCAACATCCTGCGGTATCCTTCCGGCCAACTGCGACTCTGTCAGGGCCCCCACGCTCTTTAATCCTTCCAAAAGCCCCGGGGTCACCTCCTCTAGACTTTGACGGGTTTGTTCGTTGGCCGCCGAAGCAAAACGACCAAGGTTTTCGAATTGGTCCTGCTGTTTAAGAAAAGAAGGAATGCTATCCGTGTAGTCGGACAGCTCTCTTAAATCCAGATCCAACAGGCTTGCAAGCTTTTCGAGGTCTACGTAAGAGTATTTTGGCGCCACCAATTTTGGAGGGGCCGGAGGGGACCCGCCACCACCGCCGCCGCCCATTACACACCCGCCCTGATCATGCGATCAAACATGGCCACGGGGTATACCCTGACGGGCAAATACGGATTTTTTCTTTTGTTAAAACCTATTCTGGAAAAGCTCCTGCCCGTGGCAACAAAACCGCGAACGATCATTTCGGCAAGACCCCCTTTTCTCAGGGACACGGCTTCATCAACCCACAAAGTCTGCCCTTGAGGGTCGTGAAACCACCGGTCCTGCGCCTGTTCCGGCTCGCTTATTTTTCTAAAAAGAACAAGCCCGGACAAAAGATTTTGCCGGCCAGGATCCCGGTCTATGACCAGGCTCAGCCTATCGAAATGCCACTCCACCGCCTCTTTGGGAAAGGACACACTAGGGCTCATGACCGACAAAAACTCCGAGATCTCATGCAAAAGGTGCTGGGTTTTGAGCGACTTGCGACTCATTTGTATTGACCGGATTCTGCCAGTATTCGGTTCTAAATCAATACCTTTTCATCAGGTTTGGGAAAATTGTTTTTTACCTCAAGACGCGCGGCTTGAAGCTCCTCGGCCGGCCCGTTTCTGCCTTCCATCACCTTTTCCCACAGAGCCACGATCAGATCATCGGTTTTTGGGTAAGCCCTTTTTCGTAAAAAATCGTAACCCGGGCTAGGCGGAACAGCCGGAGCTTCTTGCGGGATTTGCTCAAGCTCCAACCGTTCGTACACCTCCCCGTCAACTTCTTCCAGCGTAGAGCCAACTACACGAAGCCCCCGATCATAAGTAGCTGGATGAAATGGTTTTATACCAATGGAGGACAGCTCTTGTTTTGACCAGGCCAAAAAGATTTGAGCGGGATGCTGAACCCCGTCAATTACAATATCCTTGGGATAACGTATAAGTTTTTCTTTGTCTGAATCTTGAATCCACATGGCGGGTCCTTATGGAACAGTAACCGCTCCCCGACTGTGTTTAAACTTTGAACCGACTTCTGACACCGTAAAGTAGTTTAACACGTTTGGCTGGTTGTAAAGATTGCTGGACGACCTCACTTTAAAACCGTTTGCTAACCTTTGCACCGGAGGGCTTTCTTGCAAAAAATTTATCTCATTGCCATTAATAGACATGGCCAGCGGCTGGAAATTTGTGAAGACCATGGGCCCATCGTTGTTTCCGTTGCCCAAAAAGGATCCGGACGTTATGTTCGGTTCAAGGTTGCTTAGATTGACCGTGTTAAGGGTTCTGAATCCCGCCGGACCGGGGTACCTGAATTTGGATTCCCCGAAGTTTAAGTTATTGAAATAACACTTTTCATCGTAACCCGCCGGCCTGTCGGCTTTGTTTTGTCTTACCCCCACAAAAACAAAAAAATCATTATTGGAAGGTCTGCCCAGGGTGATCGTCTGGCTTAACTGACCGTTGTGATAGATTGCAATCGTGTTTGCCAATCGGTCAAAGGCGAAACCCAGATAGGACCCGTTTTTTATGTTAATTTTCCCGCTCGACCCCATGGTGTAGTTTGAATAAAAGCCATTGTCCGCAACATAAAAGGAGTTTCCGGCATTATAATCCCAGTTATAGGCGTTGGTTGCGGTGATTATCCCCACGACAGAAATCACTCCTGAAAAATCATTGTACCCTCGCGGCCCAACCACAGGCCCAAATGGATACCACTCACCATTACATCCATTTGGGTCTCGCTCACATTGTACTTCAAAAAACCATTTGTAATGCTGATTGGGGTTTGAAGGATTGTGCCCCGGAATCCTGAATGGGCTCATAGTGACACCTGTAGAAAAAGTTCTCGTGGGATTTAATACATACTGAATCGAATCTGATGTTGGCCCTGTGGCCCTCGGGTTCAGTGTGCAATAGTTTGAAGAGATTTGCCTGCCTTGGCCGGTTTCAGATGTGGTCGTATTGGTGGGGGAATCGGCTGTAAATATCTGGGTTGGCAAACTTTTAATGAGATTATTGTCAATCTTAAAAGCCCAAATTTTCACAGTATTAAGTCGCTGATCCACAGGCAGCCCAAAGACTCCGCCCACCGTTTGATACCAAACCGCAAGCTCAATCTTGTTTATTGCTCCGGTAAAGGCAAGATCATGCCACTTGGGGGCCTGTATTTCTCTTGACTGCCCGGTTCCCAATGGGACTTGCAAAATTGTTGAGCCATTTAGTCTTATGTAAAAGTAATAAGGTCTAAAACCAGTGAAATATCTGTAGACTTCACTATTCCAATAGGTAGCATAAACGCTGAACGTGTTTTGACACGGCCTGCGTATTGGCACATCCGTCACCGTGAACCACTTTTCAAAAAAGTCTATACCCCTCCCATCCCCCTGAGCATAATTCCAAACCCCGCCAATAGGTCTTCCATAAGCATCTTTTTCCCTGGTGTCGGGATCCGGCAAAGGCAAAAACATTTCTGTGACTGCTGAATATAAATTGATTGTTTTGTTGGCAGCCGAGTTATTGTCTTGATAGCCGATAGCGTAATTTTCAAGTTGATAGGGTCCGTCATCAGAAATAAACGCGCCCTTCGCGATAAATCCGTGGTTTTGCAATGCGGAGTCCAAAGAGGAAGTATCGGAAAAATTAAGGTAATACTTGCGGGGCGGCTGATTAAGGGTGGTCGGAGCGGTTCCTGTAAGGTCTCTAGTAAATGGTTTTGCAACGAATCTTCCGCTTAATGGATGAATAAAACCAAAATCAGTGGCCTGGTCATTGAAAACAGGCGCCCACCCCCTTATAAGATATAATTCCGTAACCCTCCCCCACAAGGTATGACCAAAACGCCAGTAAGAACTTGGCTGGTTAGGATCTGGCAGTGTATTGAATGGGACCGTGCTATATCTTATGAAAAAACCTCGATTGTCTATGTCATGATAAATGATCTGCCTGCCGTTAACATAAACCCTTACCCTGCGACTAGCACTTGCTTGGGTTGTGTCAAAAATTAATAGCATGTGGTACCATGCGGTTGGGTCGGTAAAAACACCATACGTATCAAGCGCGACCTGATAATTTTTTATTATTCGTATGTGCAAAGACATGTTGTTTAACGGGGGATATTGTTTAAATGTAAGAGCTATCTCATTTTGTCTTTTATTGGTTTCCGACACAACGACGCCGCTGTATATTTCAGGAAACACATCGGTTAAAATTTGACGGGATAACCCATCTGTGTCCTGTAGGGGAGGATCAGTTTCTCGTGTGATGCCTCCGTTATTATAGGTTGACTCTCCGCTCAACTTAAGCCAAAAGGACAGCGTCATTTTTGTTTGATGGTCGGTGCCCAAATCAATTCCACCGCCAATTCCGGGAGCAGTAAAAATAGGCGGTTGAAAAGAAAAACCGGAGCCTTGGGTCATAATATGGTCATATCTCCAATCTCTATTAATATTACCGGGATTTGGGGCAATATACCCGAAAAAAGCTGAATTTTTTATTTGGTAACCGTCGACCTCTGGGTATCCGCTTAGTGAAGACCCAAATCCGTAAGGCAGCACCGGAAAAGCCATGTTACACCTGCAGAAACGCTTGAGTGACGGTCCCGTACATATTGCCTTGATAATAAAAAAATGTCAGGATGTCGACGGCGCTAGGCGCCGTCGAAAACGTAGGAAGCCCCCCGGCAAAATAATACTGGTTACCAAAAGACAGAGTATTCCCGCCGCTCGACTGTTTTACCGCCAAAACATAGAAACCGCCATCCTTCCCGTACGCCGGATTACTCAGGATTCGATTCCCATAAATTGTCACTGAAGCGACCTGTGCTTGTTCCAAATTCCAGTTAATGGTTGAAGCGTCTGTTAACGTAACTTGGCTAAAAACCGCCGACCGGGTAAAAGAGGTAGGTCGGTTTGTATAAGCCGCGTAAGCGGTATTGGGAATAACTGTTAGCCATTGATAGGTGTTTACGGCAACAAAAGTTTGTGATAATCCTGCCGCAAGTTCATAAGGTTCATTTATGTTTAAGTCGTTTATTGAAGTGTTTAGGGAGGGAAATACCCTAATCGGGGTGTCAATCATTGAATTAATCACGGTAATTATGGGGGCACCCGTTGTGGATGGCGATAATTCGGCCCCCGATAAAGTGACCCCACTATAAACGCTCCCACCTGCGACTTGTACAATCAAAGGTAATTTGGTTGTGCGCCCACCCTGTGCAGCTGTTCCGTGCAAAACGGTACTCCCTTGACCCCCAGAAGCATTTACAGTAAGAAATTCAAAACCTATGTTGGGTTTTATGCTTCTGACAACATCGTTGGTCCCGGTTGAAGCCACATATTTTAAGGTTCTGTTTCCATTCGCATTAGTAGTTGAACTTACGGCCAGAACGGCTTCGGTATTGTCGTACCCTTGTCCTAAAATTTCTGTGGTTCCCGATGTTAAGTTTGAAGATGCGGCCACCGGGGAGGCCCAAAGCACCGTCGTACCATTGGTTGAAAGAAATTTTGTTGCTTGGCCGTTTTGAGCCGGCACGAGCGCATTGATTGCGGCACTGGCTGTACTTTGCCCTGTTCCGCCCGAACCGACGGCTAAAGGGGTACCCAGGGATAGACTGTTCCCCAGGGATAGACTGTTCCCTGAGCCAGCCTGAAAACTGAAGTTGCCCAGGACCGGGTTTTCTGAGAAGACCAATTGCCCCGTACCCGTCTCGTCAGTGACCGCCGAGGCTAGTTGACCCGAAGTGGAGGTCAGGGTATTGTTTGAGAGGTTGATGGTCTTGTTAGTCAGGGTTTCCGATCCCGTCAGAGTGGCCAAGGTTCCGGTAGTGGGGAGGGCAAGGTTTGTGTTTCCACTGGTTGTGAAAGTGGTCTGGTGGGCCCCGCTTGTGGTTAGATTTCCCCCAAGGGTGAGGGTTTTTCCGGTGTTGTTTACCCCGGTTCCTCCGTATTCGCCGGCCACCACCGAGGCTCTCCAGGTTCCGGCCGTCACAACGCCAAGGGAGGTAAGCGAGGAGTTTGCCACCCCGGAACCCAGGGAACTGGAGGAAAGCACATCGACTCCATTAATTTTGTATCCTTTTCCGGGAGCCAAATTAAGATGCTCCGAAATGGCAAAAGACGACGTGCTGTTTTGCCATTTTATGGATTTGTCGGTGTCCCCGCGCACGGTGACACCAATGGTGTCCGCGCCAAGGTTTGAAGGGGACGGGACATCCCCCAACACAAGTCCGGAACCGGCCTTTAAACTTTGCGCCGCAACAACATCTCCCCCCGCCCTTGAATTTTTTGCGACACTCAAACCACCGTTTAAAACAAGGCCACCTTGCCCCAAAGACTCGCTTTCTGTGGTGCTTAAAACATTCAAAGAACCCTCACAGGTTAGAGCCCCGGTTAGCCTGGCGGACTGTGTGGACAGCAAAAGACAGGATGGAGTGGCATCACCGTCCTCAACGACGGTTAACGTTGAGGTCAACCCGGCCCCGCTGGAGGTTTTCAGGAGCTCCCGGTATGAGCTGGCAATGGTTCGGGTGGACAAATCAGCCATTGTCTTGACACCCCGTAAAATCGGAAAAAGCGGATCCCCAAAGGTCAAAATTCAAAGTCCAAAGGACATTTTGCTCGAGCCAGGTCAAGCCTTCGGGCAGCGAGGGTAAAGGGCAAAATGCAACGGGATCAAAAGACTCCCCGGTACAAACACCGGGGGAGGTCGGGAGTTCGTATGCCCCCTGTAAAAAAGAATCTGTAGCGTCCTCCTGTGCGGCGCCATATGAAAAAATTGTGTCCCCCGGGACAAGGGCGGCGCCGGTCGCGGAATTGACATTTGCCTGCGCGCTGAAAAAAACTTGATCCTCCGCGCCATTGATTGGAATAAAAGGATCCACGGAAACCGGAATCGCGCAATGCGTGCCCGTATCCGGCATCCCGGCAACGGACTGGGCAATCGTGTCCTGGCCTGGTGAGGCCGGAGAATAAAATGCGTCTATGGAACAACCGACCGGCTGGGAGCTCACACCATGGCCCCGATGTCGCCCATGGAGAAACCGCTGGGCTGCACCTTGATGGCGGAAAGATTGGAAGCCTGAAACTGCTCCAGCTCCGAGCGAAGAATGGAAAGGGCTTGCTCCTCGTGATATTTGGCGGACTCGGGATTTTGTTCCTGTTGTAACAGCGATAAAACCATGGAATACACCGCCGAGTAATTTCTTATCAGCATCAACTCCTGGTCCGTTAGGTAATCCAGATGACGCCGCTTTACCAGCAATCTTGCGCAACTTGTATCAGCCCAGTTGCCACGGACAAAATAAACACGGAGTCTCTGGTGGTTCACAATTTTTTCGCCGCGGGCTATGATTGAGGGTGTGCCGGAATTAAACTCCTCGGTTTGAAACCCGGGGCCCCCAGGATTATAATCGTAGTGTTGGTCAAAGACGGGGACGGGCACATCGTTAAGCGTGGCCGACAGAATGCTTTCCACGTTGCCGGGAAGATAAAAAAGCCCTTCTTTGGGGATTGTGACTTTTAACTCTTCAACGGCTCCGGCCCACTTACCCCGGGCAATGAGAATCTCTTCGGCGCGGTTAATGGTCCTGGAGAGTTCATTGTCGGACAACCGAAGTCCGTTGGGTAAATCAAGCGCCAACCTGGCCTTGATATGCCCAAACGTGTTAGGTTGGGATGAGGCCAAGGTCGTGGAATAATCGGCATGCCGTTTTCTTTCAAGCTCCACCATTAAATCCTGCTCCAAAGATTTGATGGCTTCCGCCTCGTATTTGGCGGCCAAATCCGGATTGGGCTGCGGATTTTTGTCATTTACGGAATTTGCCATCAAGGAAAGAGCGGCCAATTTCACCGTGGTATAATCGGGAACGGGCAGTTGCGCGGAGTCGGAAACAATGTAGCTGTAAGAAGGCAAAGAAAGCCCGTCCTTGACCCCGTAACGTCCCGAGGCGAGCAAGGTTCTTTTGATGTCGATAAGCATGTCCTGGGCCTTGTTCACCAAATCAAATATTTGCGTCTCGTCTGTTTTAAGACCGTAATTCAAGTCCAAGGCCAAACGGGACCGGACAAAAGCCATGGTGCCGGGGCTAGCGGAAGAAAGACGAGTTTGATAGGCAAGCCTCCTAGCCACCTCAATAGCCATGTCAGTCTTGAATGCTAGGTGTTCCACCGCCTTTGCCTGCAACCCGGTGGCAAGATCAAGCTGGTTATTTTCCTCCCGCCAAAGGGCCATGACCATCAATTTAAGGGCTTCCAGATCGTCAATTAACAGCTCGCTGGTGTCTGAGGTCGCCGGAACAAAAGCTTTTTTGCCTGTGACCACAACACTAGTTAAATTCTGGGCCAACGAAGGATCAATCTGATAGGTAACCACTCCGGCGGCGCTCACTGGTTGAAAAACCAACGGGACAATATCTCCGTCCAAATGAACGAACGCGTTGGCGTCCTTGCTCAATAAAACGTTGCCGGGGGACAGGGCAGGACCGGTGTATTTGGTGACACTGTGAACATTTTCAAGCTCGGAGGGTAAGGTGAAAATATTAGTCACAACGTCAACCTTGTACTTTGCCAAAAGACCCACCCAGGAGCGGACGGCATGAAGCCTTCGTTGGGCCTGGTTTACACGTTGAATCACCCGGGGGTCGCTAGCCGTGACACCGTTGTCAACAACCCTTGCAATTTCAGAACGAATTTCACCAAGAGTCATTTTTAGTTATTGTACAGAGCAATTTTATAAGTAGTACTGCCAATAACAACTGGTAAAAAAGTGGTGGGTTTTGCAGGTAGGGCAGGGCCATTTGCATCAGTGGTTGCTGATGTAACCAACTGTGTGATGTCCGAAAGTTTTATTCTATAAAAGGTCGAAGTATTAGCAGTAGCTGAAATCGACCCACATGTTACCGCGCCCGTTACGGTGTTCAAGGATGTTGCTGTGATAGGCCCGCACGTAATAGTGTTTCCTGCAGCCGTCCCAATATTTAAGCTCGTTGCTGTAATTGCCCCAGCGCTGGAAATCAAAAACACGGGTCCCTGCCCCGTGGGTCCTTGCAGATTGTTGACGATGGCGGTTCCGGTCGCTGACAATGTGCCGCTCACGCTGAGCGCCCCGGCAACCGAAAGAGCCCCCGTGGCCGGAGCGGAAGCGGTGATTGAAAGATCTCCCGCCAAAGCCATCGTATTGTTGCTCCCGGATGCCGACACGGCGGAAGTTGAAAGTGAGGTTGCTTTTATGCCCCCGTTCACATCGAGATTAGTTGTCGGTGTAGTGGTGTTAACACCGACGCGACCGGCGTAAGCCCCACCGCTATCGATTGAGATGGAGTTAGTGTTAAGCCTTATATTGCCGCCGCTTACAGTTATACCTGAAGAAAAAGAACCGGCCACGCTAATTGAAGTCCAGGCGGAGCCAATGTAGACTTTTACAACTGGATTGGCCCCACTGGTGTCCACCCAAAGCTTCGTAACATCGGTGGGTGCAAAGTTTCCAATAACAATATTACTGGTGTCGGATGCGGAAACGTTAAGATTTTCTGCAAAAAGCTCCAAAAGCTCCTGCGGAGTTCCATATCTTGAGCCAATCGGAAGGGTGTTGGATATTAATGGCATAATTTGATTTTTAAGTTTGAGCAATCCTTCCCCAAGTGGATTGATTCGCGCTAGGGGCCTCGCCTCCAAATGTTTGGCCCCCACCCAAAATAGAGTATTGAAAATTGTTTAAAACAATAAAAGGAGCATTAAGCGGATTAGTGACTCCGTGCGCGGCTTGCCCAAGGTCGCCACCCCGATTACCGCCAGAAGCAGGGCCCTGCCCCACCCGATAAGTGGCTGTCCCTCCGGAAACACCTGTCCCAGCGTTTATACCTGCACCGCCGTAACCTGAAGCGGTCCTTACACCCCCAGGAAACGTAATAAAATTAGATCCCTGCCCCCCGCCCCCAATAATCCCGTTGTTTATAATATCCAGGTTGTACCCCAATGAAATAGCGGGACCCCCGGGCTCACCCTGATCGGAAGAGGGATTTACCCCGTCAGGCCGTGGATTTTGGGGCCAACCGGGACCGCCTCGGCCTCCTGCTCCAACAATAAGACCGTTAAAGGGAGAGTTTTGACCGCCGGGGCCGGAAAAGTTAGTTACATCCGGGACAACCAAAGTAAGTCTAGAACCAGAAGGCCAACCCGTCCCAGTGGTCAAAGCGGGCGTGTTGACACTTCTGCTGCCAATATTGCCGCTAACGAAAAAATTCACAATAACAGGCGTCAAGACATTAGGAAACTCAAATAAAAAATTTTCTCTTAAATTTACTTCATAAGTGTTAATATTTTCAGAGCCAATCCTGATATTGTAAGGAGACCCTGAATGTACGGAGATCAACATAACTTAAGCGTAAGTAAATCCAAATGACATATACCAATTTTGAGCGGAGGAGCTTAAAAGCGAATAGGTAACATAAACAAGAGTGCCGGCGGGTATGGTGGCCCCGATGGGAAAACTTGAGACAGGGCCGCCGGCACCTTCCCCGGCCAAAGTGGCGGTGCCACTGCCAGAGGAAAAACCAGAAGTAATGGCTGTTTGCATGACAATTGCATAAGTAAGGCGGAAAAGATTAAACCGAGCGCCGTTAATGGGCTGATAAACCGCCGCGCTTGCCATGCTTCTAACAGCCGCCGTTGAGGCCGCGGAAACAGTTCCCTGCCCCGTAAGGGTGACCACGGGTATTGCGGTCGCTGAGCCGTAAGCTTGGGCCGTCAGCCCCGCTACCGTGGCCAAACGATCCTGGCTAAGGCTGCCTTGAGTAACCTGGGAGTTTGTCACCGCTCCAGCACTAATCTTAGCCGAGGTCACGGCACTGTCGGCCAATATGTTGGAGGTTACAGCTCCGCCGAGCAAGATGTTGTCCCGCAAGCCGGAAAGAGTTATTTTTTTGGTGGTCGAGGAGTTTACGACTGGAAACACATCCGACGCAGTTAATGCGCCCGCAACAGAAATAAGCTCTGTGATTTTTGGCATATCCGGCCTCTGAGTTTTACCTTATGAACGGCTCTCTGTCAATAATGGATTGCTGGACTGATCCTGGAGGGCTTCAGCAAAAGCGAAGGACGCGCCAAATATATTGACGGTGCCCGGCTCGATTAATATCTCGATATCCAGCACTCCTGTGTCGCAAATTTCTGTGGTGTACAAAAAGGGGGAAAACGGTTCCACCTCAAGATAAGAAGCCGATGAATCACTTAGCTCCAGGCTCATAAACTGTTCCCCATAATATTCTCAACAAGAGCCCTGGCTTGAAGAAAAAGTTTTTGCAGAAGCAGTTTTCCACTCCAAACAAGCCGCAGTTGAAACTCATGTCCGGTGGAAAAAAAGGTTTTAGATACGGGATTTTCTAACTCCGCTGGAGTAGGGAGCCGAATTTGTGCGGCATATTGGGGTGTAAAATTCTTCAATTCCCCAAAAAACCCTTTGGCATTGGCCTGATTGGGTGTGCTTTCTTTTTGGGATAGTTTATACAAATCAATACTTAAATTATAACTTCCGCCAACAACCACGACTGGATAATTGACGTCGAGGTAAAGATATTTTTCGCCCCCGTTCAAAAGGTTTACGTATCTCTTTTCAGCTTGAGAAACGGGCAGCGGCAGAGAAAAACTGCTCATTCCTGCGGCAAAGTTTGAATAATCCTGGGTCCCTTCCATCAAGGCGCTTCTTTGCGCGGGAGTGACGTTTGAGGTTCGATAGCTCACATTAATAGAATTGCCACCCGGCCCGGTAGCACCCGTAGTAAACGAAAACACCATGCCAAGCCCGTCCATGCCGTCGTTTTGGTATTTGGACAAATCGTAAACGTATGAAGCTTGTGAGGGGGAGGAGATGTTGTTTAGCGTGATTGTTTCAAGAGGTAGCCCCACCACTTTATTTTCAGTTTGACGGTTAAAATCGAGCTGATCCCATAAAATCCAACCGGGGTACTGATCGGGGCGATAATAAAGATTAATCTTGAGCTCATCCTGCATCTCGGAAATCCACAAATCCGACCTAATCATTTTTTTAAGCTCATATATAGATTCAAAAGAAAAGGACCTGGTTTGCAATTCGGCGGTAATTGGCGTTGATCCGGTGGTCACACCTTTCAGGCTGGCTGTTAAATTGACAACATTGCTTCCGGGGAGAGTTTCAATCGACTCAACGTAAACATACAAAATCCCCGTCTTGTTTAAATTGCCCAAAAAGATGGAGTCGCGTTTGACATTGCCGGCGGCGTGGGAATAGTAAATTCTTTTAGACCTGGAAACACTTGGATAGTCGCTGTTCTTAAATATTGATTGTTGGCCAAGGGGTTCCGGCGAATAAAACACATAAACGGCAGCGCCAATTGAGGTCTGACCGACCGAAAGATTGGTCCAATTTGTCGCAGAATTTGTAAATTCAAAATCAAGTTTAATCTGAGTGTTGGGTTCAGAATTTAAATCGGCAAGAGGTAGTTCAAACACATTGTTGTCGTTGAGCAAAACGGCTCCTCCTGACCAGGCTGTTGCGGGCAATTGGGATGCGTCTGTACTGGCATGTGACCTGCTTACGGTTAAACGATTTGAAGCCGGCTCATACTGAAGGATTCTCCAAGTATTTGTAATAGCATCACCGTATACAGATAAGTCCTGCGGACGGGCCCAAACAACCCCCGGTGGAACAAAATAAAGTGTGGTATTTGTTGTTACAACAGACCACCATGGTCCGGAATTAAAAGGCGCGCCGGAGTTTTTTTGGAAAATAAAGTATGACGACGAATTATTATTTAATCTTACGTTTATCTGATCCGGAAGACCAATCTTTAAAAAGTTAGAAACATGGGTGCGATTAAATATTTCGGTTTTATAGGTATTTTCAAGCCCGGGAAGTGGTTTATCTTCAGCGGCATTTTCTTTGATAGACCACAATGATAATTTATCACAACTAAGCGCAACTATAAAAGTTCTGTTTTTTCTATCAAACTGCCCATTGAAAAGCTGTAAAAAATCCAATCCTGTCCATATGCCGTCAAAGACCAATCCTCCTTTGGCAATAGACCGGTTTAAAGGCTGTAAATCGCAACTGATAAGCGCCTTATAGACGAGGATGCTGCTTGAATTGACATCCGCCGGCTGGTATTCCTTTGGTTGCCCTGTAAAAAGTAATCGCGAATCGTCTGTATATACCATGCTGACATCGCCAAGAAGCGGCAAAGGCTCAAACTTCAAAAGCTTATCTATCTCAGCGCTTAATGCCGTGTTGCCCGGATCGGAGTTTGAGGCGGACGCGTTTCGGTAAGTTCGAAGTCCGTCGTTTGACCTAAAAAACAAATCTCCATTGACGCCGGTAAAGGCATCGGGGCCAACAGCTCCAATCTTGTCAAACAACAAAGATTGAAATTTTCCAGTTGTGCCCCAGGTTGAGCGTTCCTGCCCTACTTGAAAACTGGCAGCGCCAAATTCGCAAAATGCATAAAGGTCACCCTGCCCTGCCGCAACGTCTTTTGTGGGTAAAAATCTAAGGCCGCTAATTCTTCCCATGTAGGCGGGCATCAAAAAACTTCCTCCCCCCGACAAATAAAGATCTTCCGTGTTAAACAAAATGGAGCTTCTTGGGTCTTTTAATGGGTAAAAGGTTGTGTCCTGCAAGTCAACCCCAGCTGTCTTGTTGATGTGCGAACCCACAAAATCTAGGCTTTTAATTTCAAATCGATTAGAACTGGTCACAAACAAACGACCCTGACCATATGACATAATGGAGCCGACGGGCACCTCTTTAGGGGAGGCAAGCACAGCGTAAGCTTTGGCTCCGGAGCCGGTTGTGTCGCCGGCGCCCCGAGTGATGGTCACAGTTGGGAGCGACGTGTATCCCGATCCAGCGCTAGTAAGAGTAATGGAGTCCAGTTGGCCACTTGTAGAGTTTAAATTTGCCGTGGCTGTGGCTTGGGTAACAGTAGTCCCACCGCCTGTAATGGTTACAGAGGGGGCGGCGGTGTAACCAGACCCGCGGTGAGTCACTACTACCTTAATCAATTTTCCATTCCCAACTCCAAAAGACAAGGCCGGGTGTCCGCCAAGGTAAGACCGGCGAAGATATGTGCCGTCAAAAATAAAGGGGGCGTTTACGCCATCTTGGATGATCAAGAATTTTTCGGCCTGGCAAAATGTATGACGACTTGTTTGATGGTTTCGGTCGGGCCAGGGTCTCGTGTTTTGCGTTGAATCTCTTTTGAACCGAAGGGCTAACTGAGCGTTGGATGTCCCGACAACGTTCGCTGCTGCCGAATCGCTAAACCCGCTACCGCCGTTAGTCAAATTTACATACGAAACCGTGCCGGCACTAGAAATTGTCTGCGCTGTAAATCCCTGCCCGGTCAACCCAAGACTTAAACGAACCGGCTGAGGGTCCTCGATAATAACCTTTGATGTGTTTGTTATCCCTGAACCGTAAGTAACAGGGTAAGCCCCGGTTACGGACAGAGTATAATAAGTGGTATCCATGAACTTTGGGAGGGACAAATATCCTTTGCTGGTTTGGCTTATGAAATAAGTTCCGACGACCGAAGCATTGGTCAATGACGCAAAATTTGTAGTTACCGTATAAACAAAAATATTATAAGCGGGTACGGAAGTAATGTTTACCTCTCCGGCAGGATTAAAAGTGTTGGGGGTAAACCCGGATACCGTAATTTTGTCCCCGACTCTCAACCCATGATCGCCTGACGTGACAACAGTAATTGAAGTTCCACTTCCGCTTGCAGCTATAATGGTTTTTTCAGCCATAAACTGACCCGTTGTGCCGTTTAGTCTTATGATTTTTTTATTTCTTGGATCAATTCTAAAAATCCATCCACTTGCAACTATGATAATATAGGTTTTTCCTCTTGAGCCGGTAAAAGAATTAATGACATCTCCGGGGGACGCGGGCTCTGTAAAAATACAACCTCCCTGATACACTCCGGACTGAAACGCGGTTAGCGCATCCGGATCCTCTGGATCGGACTGAAGGTCCATTTGGACAAACCCTGGGCGGGTTTGTATTTTTCCTCCCCGGCAAACCAGATTAACTCCCAACGCGTAGTTTTGTTTGCTAATCAAGTTTGGCTCAAACGAAGAGTCCATCCCCAGAGGGAGGGCGCTAAATCCGTCGTATTGCCTTCCTGGGTCAGCGATCGCCATGCTTTAGTCTCCCAGATTTTTTGACCGGCTCAACCCGCAGGACATCCCAATTTTCCCTCCACTCACAGTTGGGGGCGAAATACACCGACTGGGTTCGGGGTAGTTTGTCAAAAGGCACGACGAACACGGCGCTCTGCTTTGTGTTGTAAAAGATAAAAGCGTCCACCTCGTTTCGGCCATAAATCCGTTTGACTGCATTTTGTTGAAACCCCGTTCCACGCAAAGCATAAAACTTGAGTTTGGTCCTGCCTTTGACCCCGTCTTCCGTGCCACTGCTGCTTTTTACCTGCACCCGTTTAAGGACACCTTTGTAATCTGTGATTAGATCGTAACCGCTATCGTAAACAGGGGTGCTTACCAAAAAACCGTGTTCCAAAAGAACGGAAGAAATCTTAGTCACGGCAATAGCCCCAAGGTGCTGACTCATAGCCAACCCTTGCCCAACACATTGACCGCCATCCGCCGGCGGCGGTAAACCCCGTCCCCGTCCCGGCTGCCGCCTCCGTTGGTGTTGCCCTCGATCGTTACGATCCACTCCCCCTCGTTCTTTTCCACCAGGCCAACGTGCGCCACCCGGCCCATCGAGTTAAACCAGATCCCGAAGACATCGGCGGGCCTGAGAGGTGTGCCTCTGCGCTGTCGGTCCCAGGTCGGCTTAGCCACAAAGACGGGAGACCAAGCCGAGCGAGGGTAAGGGTTAAATAAAGTTGAGCCAAAGGCTGTGTCCCCGACCCAAACAATAAAAGCGGCGCACCACGGCGCCCTGGATCCGGCTAGCCCCGTGGAGGCCAGGTACGAATCCACCACGCGTCCGTCGTTTCTACCCGTATCTTCTCGCACCCCAATCTGGGTTTGGGCGGTGTGGACGAGTCGATCCCTCGAACTTTCCTGATCACCCAGCAAAAAAGCCGGTGAGGTAAGCACAAGAGAAAGCGCGCAAGCATAGGTTATTTGCACGACAGGATGGCCGCAAAGAGTAGGGCAATGAACACGGCGATAAACAACGTCAGCCGGGTCCTGGCCCCCGATTCCTTCCAGTCATCCCGCAAGACCCCACGGTCAATGTACCGGTCCAGGATTTTCCAATCCAGTTGCAGGACCGACCACGCGAGAAAAGTACAAAAAAGAAAACGAACGGCCCCAAAAGCCAGAACGTGAAGGCTACCGAGGTCGACCGTGCCGGCGGTCGTGTCGAAACCTTGCAGAATAGGGCCCAGAAAAAAGAAGATGATAGTGGCCACCGAAAGGGCCGCCAGTCCCTGCAGGTTGGATTGAAGCCAGCGGATCACCAGGGTATCCCAATAAACTTTCTGATTAACCAGAGAATCGGACCCCGGGCGGCAAACAGGACGGACACAATCAGGGCGCCTCTCCAGAACCAGAGTTCCTTAAGCGCTTTACGCTGTTTGGCGGCCCAATACTCGGCCTTGGCGGAAGCCTCGTTGCGTTCCCTGACGGCCTGCTCCAACGCCTCGGTGTTGGTCAGGCAAAGCTGTTTTGCGGACGCCAATTGTTTTCTGGCTTCATCCAGGTGTTTTCGGGTGACGGGGTCGGCGGATTGATAAGCTAAATCCAATCGAGTCTCGGCTACGCTGAAATCAGGGCCGCCTTTTGGAGTTGTTGAACAACCTGTAAAAACCGCAGCAATCGCCAGGATGGCAAGGGCATGCATAAGGTTGTGGCTAGTATTAATTATTTCCTTTTTAAAGTCAATAATTATTGCCGATTGCCGAAAATAGCACTCCAAATCCATTGACCTAAAACTGAAAAAATCAGGGTTACCGTAGCGACCACCCCGTAACCCCGGTTGATGTGCCCTTCCACTTTGTGGATACGGCTGTCGTGTTTGGTGATGTGGTCTAGGGTCATGTCGACCTTGGTTTCAATCCGAGCTAGCCGGTCCCGAAACTCGTGTTGGTAATCTTCGCTCATTTCAAACCAGCAATCTTCGGCCGAAGCCGGTCGCAGATGGCCTCCCCGTCGAGCTCCAGCATGTGCCACAGCTCGTTTTTTGGGTCAAAAAACCAGATAAAATGTTCCTTGGACATGAGATCCTCGGGGTAAAGACTTTTGGTCCCGTATTTCTCGGCATACCTCAGATCCCATACCGCCTGCTCGACGATGGCCAGCCCCAGTTCCCTGAGCACCAGCTCAGGCGAGACCGGTCTCGACTGAATCGACAAAGTCGCGGTCATCCGGAGCCGTCATTTCGTCTTCTGTGGGTTCGGCTTTCTTTTCCTCGCCGACCGCCAAGCCCTCGACCGAGGTCAGGACCAGGTTGTTGCCGGAAATATATCCCCCGGCCATGAACTCAAAACTTTCCCCTTCAGGAACACCATCAGGGGCGTTGAATCCTTCCGGGATCGGAAACTCAATCTTCATTCTTTAAACCCTCCTCAATAGTTTTGACGAAGTCCTCGTCGGATTTTTCGTCCTTTGGCGTATCGTTGGGCACGGGAAGCCCCTCCAGCTTGGTGATCACCAGCTCGCCGCCATCAATGATGCCGGCGGCCATGAACTCAAACTCGGACCTGGGCTTGGTGTCGGGCGGAGCGGCAAAACCTACCGGGAGCGGTACGCGAACTCCTGTAACTTTATCGGTTACTTTGGCTTCGCCTTCCGCCTTAGCAGTCTTGGATTCCTTGGCCTCGGACTTTCCGGGTCCAGATTTGGAAACCTTGCCACCTGGCAGCACCAGCAGGATGGATTCCATCATACTTTGTTAGGAACGGCCCCCGGGGGTTTGAACCCCGGGGGCGTTCACATTAGGCGTTGACGTTGTTGACCAGAACGATCAGCTCGTTGACCTTGGCGGTCAGACGCGCAATGGCATTTTCAGCTGTTTGCGTGTCTGTCACATTGGCGATGGTATTCGGCGAAGCCGAGATATCCACACCAGTGCTATCCGTCAAGGACACCACGTCAGTCCACGTCCCGCCATTGGCGAGAACGTTACGGACCTGGGCCGCGAGGACGTTGTCCTGGGTCTTAATCTCTAAAGGGAGAGACATAATATTATCTCCTCTTTAAAGGTTAAGCCACAAAGTCCAGGGCAGCCTCACCGCGCTTGTGCCGGATCACGTAACCCCACTCCGGACGAACCGGCTTGGAGCCGTTGGCAAACAGAGCGCGGAAATACCCGACGGTGCCGTCGGGATTGGTCTCGCGATCAACGATGTTCTTCCACTTGAAGTCACCGCGATAGCTCTGCGGATCGAAGGACATGCCGCCCATCGAGCCCAGGGGCTTCGGGACCACGGAGTGGAACACTTCATTGATGAGGATGATTGAATCCTCGTAGGAGGCCGACAGGTACGAGCTGTTAATGTCGTACTTGTAACCCTTGGTCGAGGCAGCGCGGGCAAACGGATAGACCCGTTTCCAAGCGCGAACGCCGGCCACGGTCGTTGCGGGGGCGCCGAGGGAGCCGGCGATGGTGAACGTGTTGGCGTCCGCCACGGTAGCCACCGTCACATTGGTGTAGTTGGAGACTGCCGCAGGAGCGCTGGTCACCAAGGTCACCACGTCGCCGACCTCAAGCCCGTGCGCGGTCGCCGTCACGGTAAGGGAGGGCGCCGAATAGGACGCCGTCGCATTGACCGAAATGCGGCTGTACCGCGGAGGGTACGGATCGATGATGTGGTAGAAGCCGCCGTAGGACCGCTCCACACCCAGGGGAGCCAGAAGCTCGTTGGGCTTGGAATAGCGGAAGTCCGAACGGATGTCGGCGTTGAGCTTGATGATGTCCTCGCTGCTTTCAGCGGAGGTGATCAGGTTGAACACGGGAGCGCCGTTTTCCTTGCCTTGGGCAGAGGAGCCGGCCCCGTCACGGAGCAACCGCATGTAGAGCCGGCGCAGGATACCCTGGGTCAGCTTGCTGGTCGCGTCGTTGAGCGGGTTGAACTTGGTCAGGCCGTCGGTGTTGGAGACGGTCGTCAAGGTCGCGCCGGAGCCGGTGCCCGTCGGGGTCACCAGGTTCTCGGACAACCGGACGTACTCGTCCTGGTAGCGCTGAGTCCACACCATAGCGGTCTGCTCGGTGAGGATGTTCATGATCTGGCTGAGCTGCTCCTTGCGACGGACGGGGTAGCGCAGGTCCTCGAGCGAGATGTTCGGGGACTCAAGCGCAACGCGCCGCAGGTCGTAGGTGCGAAGCTTCTGGCCAAACTCAACATTCGCCAGTTTGGGGGTCGAGATGTTGTTGTTGCTGTCCGTCGAAGCGGTGGCCGATCCGGCGGGGCTTTGAGTGTAGGCGTTGAAGCTTGTGTAGGCCTGATCCGTCGGGTTGGAGCCCAGGATTGCGTTGGAGCCCTGCCAGACGGTTTGAAGATCAAAGTCGTTGGCGCGGCCGTTACGGGCGGCCTGAGGGATGGAACGCTCGTAGGTCAGCACGCTGACGCGGTCGCCCATTTCCTCGGGGAAGGTGTCTTGTTTGACGAGCTTGAGCCAGACGTTGTTATCCACCGTCTTGCGGTAGATCTCGGGCCCAATCCGTCCGGCTTCTTTGACAAGAAGCTGTTCGATATCGGTGTATGTGGTAGCCATGGTGGCAAATTCTCCTTGGTTGGAAAATTGTTTTTAAAGACAGGAGGGGAAACCGACGCGGCCTCCCGCAGTCTTCAAAGTTTGGTTTCCCGGCGGCATCCCGAGACTTTTGTTGCCCGCGTGACCACTTCCATTTTTGTAGGTCGGTGTCCCCTCGGATCCGCTTCCATTTTTATAGGAACCTCCGGGACATGGCCAGTATGGGTACTGGCTATGGTCTGTCAATAGCTTATTGAGTTTTTTTATTGTTGACGCCCGTGTCTCAATGTGTCCAGCTAAGTACAAAATAACCCAGCCTAAATTTGATACAGAAAAACCAAGCACGGATAGCGGTGTAACGAGGGTGGGCATACTTATTTTTTAGACAAACTTACTTGTTTGATTGGAAACAACTTTAGCTTGCCCCTTTAAAGTAATGGTTTTAGCACCAATAAAAGTAAAAAAGTATTCTGTATTATTTGGTAGAATCACATTGGCTTGGTCAGGTCCTGTCCGATTTGACGAAAGGCGCCAACCAAAACCCGTGCGATAAAAATAGCCATCTAATACTCCAGTCGTGTGATTCCAAACTCGCACTTGGTCGGCGCTACCAGCAGTACTACCTGCTGTAAGTTGTGTATAGTCAAATACTCCATCAAGAGTGTTGTTTGTGGGTAAGAATAGTTTTCTTGAATTGTCCGCCGCAGTCCCCGGAACAGAAACAAAACGTGTAGACACTAAATTACCGTTTGAGCGGGACATTCTATTGCTTTTTAAAAGCGGAATTGCCGTTCTGAGAGGCATTTTAACTTATGCTCGTTATTCTAGCAGTTCCGGCACTTGCAAAGATCCCAAAGTGTTGAAGCCCTACCTGCGCACTGGGGACTTCCCAATAATCGCCTGGAGACATCCGTATTTGATAGTCTGTAATAGAAACTGCACTTCCAGGCTTTATGTATAAAGTGCCGTTTCCTTCGTTAAAAACTGTTAAGACTTTTCTATTAGAGTCGACCTCTGCAAATGCTAAGGATGCTGTACTTGTAAAACTACTGGTACTAATAGAATTACCTGTTGGATACGCGGCAACTCGAATTGGAATCGGAGTACCGCTTGTAGAACCTTGAACAGTCAAGACATCGACTGACGGAGTCCCAGCAATTCCTGCGTTGGCAAAAGACACGGGAACGGCCGAGGCTCTAAGCTGAGTGTCGGTCAGCGGCTGTGTTAAGCCTGTGTTTGCGGTAACGGTTCCGCTTATCGGGATTGGGTTGCCTGCGTTGGCAAAAGACACGGGAACGGCCGAGGCTCTAAGCTGAGTGTCGGTCAGTGGCTGTGTTGAGCCTGTGTCACCACCTGAAGTGTTGATCTCAATAGCCTGAAGAAGACTGTTAATCTTCTGCAGGCTTTTATTCGACGGGTCAGTCGCTAAGGGAGCATCGCCCTCTGGAAAGAACGACGGCACGAATTACCGGCCTGAGCCAATGCCCTTTTCCAAAGCCTCCAAAAATCCGACATCGGGGGAGAAGTCAGGTGCACCGGCCTTTGTCTCCCCTCCACCGGCTCCGGGGGTGGCTCCCCGGATTTCAGTCAAAGATTTCTTCAGTCCGGCAATCTCCGTCTGGCTTTTGCGGATGTAGCCCTGAAATAGGTCAACCAAAAGCGGCATGGCTACGGCCTGGTAGGTAAGGGCTGCACGAGTCTGAGCATCTAAATCGGTGGTCTCCACATTCATGGCCTGGGTACGCAAATTGTCGATGCGGGCGTCCCAATCGGGATTCCCGGTTTTGCGAAGCACCGGAACCTCTCTGGTAAAGCGATTCCAAATCTCGTCATAAGCGGCTTTGGTCGCTTCGGTTTCCTTGGCGGCTTGAGCTTCCTGCTGTTTTTGAAATTGCTCAGCCTGTGCCGCTTCCCGTTTGGAAATCTCTTCCATGGCTTTCTCGGCGTTTTGCAAAATGATATCCCGCTTGCCGTAAAGTTGGTTCAGGTCTTCTACCCGGCGGCGAAGATCCACCGCATCCACCGGATCCAGATTGGCCACCAAATCTTTTACCGCCGCCCGGCGCTTGGCCGCGTCTGCAATATTAGCTGCCCGCACCAGGGAATCCCCGTCAATCTCATAGGCCTTGGCAATCTCCTCAATGCCGGCGGCAGCCTGTTCAATCGGCTTTTGAATGGCCACCTTGTACTGCTTGGTCGCCTGCACCCGGGCCACGGAAAGTTCAGTCTCGTACTCGTCCCGCTGCGTGCGGATTTCATCCAGTTCGGCTTTGAGGCGTTCAAGTTCCGGTGAACTTTCCTCGCCTTTGTCTTCAACTTCCTGCTTTTCCTGGCCAATTTTGCTTTCCAGCTCCTTGAGCCGGGCGCGGGTTTCCCGAAGCTCCGTGGTTACCTTGGCAAAAGCGGTCTGGGCCGCTTTGGGGGCATCTTTGGGAAGCTCCGGCTCGGACTCTGAAGCTGACTCGCTTTTCTTTTCCGCCTCGCCGGCCTTGGTCAGCTGGTCAATGACGTCGTCCGGAATCTCAATTTTATTCTCCAGCGTCTTGGCGGGTGCCTGCGTGACGGGTTCGGATTTGACCTCGGTTTTCGGGGTTTCGGCCTTGGAGACTTTCAGAACGGGCTCGGCTTTCGGTTCTGGCGCCGCAGTTTGCGACGTGGCTTGGGGTTGATCTAACTGGGCGTCAAGCGCCTCCAGCAAACCCATCTTGTCATCGCTCATTCTTTAATCTCCTTGTTCTCCGTCCAGGGTGCCGGCAACTCCGCCGGCTTTGCCGCCATTTCGGTCAGCGCCTGAAAATTTCTCAAACAATCAAAAAACCCCTCCCGCCGGGCGTTCATTAACGCCCCCCACAAAGCCAGATCCACGCCCTGAGGGACGGCTGTGGGTTTGGGGGAGGCAAAATCAATCAAAGCTTCAAATGCGCTGTTAAACACAGGCAAAGCCAAAACTTGTTTTAACTCCAGTTGCAAATCTTCCCGACTTTTCCAATTTTCAAGGGTCATCATCTGTTAACTACTGACAGACCTTTGTCCGTATGGCAAGCATTTTATGAGCTACGTATCTTGCTGGCAGTCTCGGCATCTTTCAACGCCATCCGTTGCTGGTGTTCGGCAAGTTTGATCTGTTGATCGAGCTTGGCCTCTTCCAATTTCATCTGCATGGCCACCTGATGCTCTTGCATTTTTTTCGCTGTTGTCTCGTTCACGCCACCGGCGTTGTTTCCCGCCATTTGGGATTTTTTCATGTTCTCCGCTTGCGCCCGCATTTGGTTTTCCAGGGCCACAATCGCTTCGCGCATAAGGTTTAACATTTCATTGTATTGCCCAACCTCAACCTTGCGCAGGGGATCGGAGGCAATGGCCTGAAGATGAACAATGGAGTGCTGGTAATTCAAAGTGAAATAGGCCAGCGCCATGTCCGGCCTGGCGATTCCCTTTGCCGTTGCGTCAAGCAACGACCTGGCGTCAGCCAAATGAACCCGCAGATGAACCGAATGATTTTCAGTCGGCATGACATTGATCGGGCGCCCATCCTGGAACTGGGCATTCTCCAACTCGGCAATCTTGGCGTCCGTCGGAAGACGTTCTTTAAGTTTGCTGGCTGGCAAATAGCGATCGACCTGATCATAACCGACACGGGCCGCCACACGGTCACGAATTAGGTTTTGCTGACCTACCTCATCAAAGCGGGGGAGCAATTGCAAAAACTCGTTGAAAGCAAGAATACGGGCCCCGCTGGAACCATAACCGATGGCCCGAACCGCGGTGACATCGTAAACATCGAGCACCGCCTTCCAAGGCACCCCGCGCTGTTCCAACCTTTTCCGGAATTTCTCATAACCTGCATAACCGGCGTCACCTTTTTGCCAGGTGTCTTTCTGCAACCGGCGGAACGACTCGCGCAAAAGCTTGGACCAGGGAACATAAAAAAGATTAATGGAGGCAGTGCTTAACACCGCTTCGTTGGCAAGCTGGGCCTGCACTTCAGTCGCGGTGCGCTCCTTGCTGCCGTCCGTCATCTGGCGGGTGCGATAGCTCCCGGTGTTGGACTGGCGGGTCATGGACAAATCCTGCATCACCGGCAACACGCTCTGATTGTAATTGGGGAACTGGGTGGCGACGACTTCCAGATTGGGTGGTAGGAAAGATATCGGGCCGGCAAAAGCCAACGAAAGACGGCTGACATCTTCGGCCGTCTTGGGCTGAAGCACCAGACTGGTCTGCATCATGGAGCCGTCGACCACCGAGCAGCGCAGACGGTTGCTCACCTGGATGTGCGGGAAGATTTTGTGCCCTAGACCACGGATGGAATGGTACG